GACGCCCGGCAACTCCCCCACCTCGCCGACCAGGGCCAGGGCATCCACCGCAAACTCCCCCACCTCGGGGACGGGGGGCGCGGTGGACATCGCGCCCCCCGTGAGCCGGGGATCGAACTCGCGCGCCCGCACCTGGGCAACGCCGGACAGGGTATCAATCGCCAGTTACCGCACCTGGGCGATGGAGGGCGCGGCGTCGCCGCGCCCTCGCGGGGCAACCTCTACGACTACCTTGGGGCGCTCGCCGAACGGCTCCGGCGCGTGCGCGTGGCGTGCGGGGATTGGAGCCGGGTGGTAGGACCGAGCGTGACCACCAAGCATGGACTCACCGCCGTACTGCTCGACCCGCCCTACGCCCACGAGGGGCGCGACGACGATCTATACACCCATGACACCGACATCAGCGCCACCGTGCGCGCCTGGGCGATCGAGCACGGCGACGACCCGCTCCTGCGTATCGCGCTGTGTTCGTACGATGATAGCCCGGTACCTATCGGCTGGGAGCGCATCGAGTGGAAGGCAAAAGGCGGTTACGGATCGCAGGGTGACGGGCGCGGGCGTGCCAATGCGGCGCGTGAAGTCATCGACTTCTCGCCACATTGCCTCAAAAAGAGTGCGCGTCAGTTGTCTTTAGTCGGGAATCTCTGAGTAATGGAGGCGATGTTGAATCTTGAAGATGGCGGTTGCGCCGACGCCATAGCGCCGAGCCAATTCCCGCTGCGAGAGCACTCCCTGGGCCATGCGGATGGCGCGAACCTGCTCCGGGGTGAGCGTGCGCTGGGCGGTCTTTGGTTTGCCGACAAGTGGTTGGGTGCGCTTGGCGATATGGTCCGGGGTTTGTTGCCTGCCACGATTGGCGGCGGCGGCGGCGATAATCGCCGCCGTGGGAACGCGCCCCTTGCGCGCTGCCGTACTGTTTGCACGGTGTTCTGGGCTGTGTTTTCGCCCTTTGAGTGCGGCAGCGATCTTCGCCGCGCTTTCAGGGGCCAGGCGCTTGCCGCGATGAGCAACGGACATCTTGGCGCGCGCCGCCGCCGAGGGGCGATGACCCGGTGCTCCGTCACCACCATCGGTCAGATTGGTCAGGCGGCAACCCAGCGCGCGGTAATGGGCAATCCACCGACGTTCCGCCTCGGCATAGTCCCCATCGCCCGATTCGACTACAGCAAGGCTCGGGCGCAGCCCCAGAGCAAGAAGCTGCGCGATCCAGTGGTACTTGTACACGCCGCCATGACGAGCACGCCAGACATGGGCATTGAGCCGCTGACGCGGGTTCAGCGACCATCCCACATAACGAATCGCCCCGCTGCGTGGATCGGCCAAGGTGTAGATGTGCCATGCGCGAGGCGCTATATCCATGCCGAATTATACCACGTTCTCTGCCTCTGCGGCTATCAGGGCGAACACACGATGCCCGAGGGGTGGGTGGTGGTGCCGTGGAAGGCGAAGGGTGGCTACGGCAGCCAGGGCAAGGGCCGGGGGCGCGAGAACGCGGCACGCGAGGTCTTGTGGTTTAGCCCTGCGTGCCTGCGCCCAGAGCGGCAACAGCGGACGTTATGGGCCACCGCCTGACCCGGCGCGCGACGCGGGGCGCTGCGGGCGCGGCGTGCGGGGCGAACGAACCCACGACCAGGAGGAGGACGCGATGGCCGATCTGCACAGGACCGAACTGATCAAGCGCGTGGCGCAGGAGTGCCGCGTGAGTCGAGCGGTTGCCGAGCGTGTGCTGCAGGGCACGATCGAGGTGATCGCCGACGCCCTGGCCAATGACGAGGCCGTGATCTGGACCGGGCTGGGGCGTTTCGAGTGGACCGAGCGCGCGGAGCGGGTTGGTGTCAACCCCCAGACCGGGGAACGCCTCACGATCGCGGCGCACCGCAATGTGATCTGCAAGCTGGGCGACGCGTTCAAGCGGCGGTTGCTGGGGCGGGGAGAAGAGGTGGCATAGGGGCGGCGTAGGGGTCGAAAACCCTGTACGAATGCGGGTAAATGGACATTTTGGCCCTTGACAGGGCGTACGCCTGGGGGTTACAATAGTGGGGCTGAGGGTAACGGAAGGCCAGGTGCTTGCACCCCACTTCCAACGCACAATCGAATACTTCCACACACATACGCCGTTCGGCGTGGTGTCGTGTTATCCTATCTGCGGAACCCCACAGGTCCGTTGCCCTCAGCAAGCAACTGGGCAGCCTGTGGGGTTCCGCGCGTACGGGAGGTGCGCGTCATGCCGCTGATCATCATGGCCGATGTGCCACCCCACCGACCGCACCCGACCGAGCGGGACACCAACCCGAGCGGTAAGCGCCTCAGCTACGCCGAACTGGAAGCGCGCGACGAACGGCTCGCGGCACTGCGCCTCGCCATCGAGAGCGTCGGGCGCGGGACCGCCGACTTCTGCGCGAACCACTGGTGGTACGGGCGAGCGGGCTTCAAGTTTACCCTCTGCGACATCATCGGCTCCTACGCGAATCAGGACGACGATGCGCTGCGGACTGCGGCGGCTTACGACTGCGCCTATCAAACGCTCTATCACCGGCTGCCCGACTGTCGGCATGAGGGCATGTGCCGGAAAGGACGGTCGTAAATGGCGCGTAAGCGAATGATAGACCCCAGCATTTGGACCGATGAGGGGATGGCTGAGTTGTCTCCCCGACAACAGTTGCTCTATATCGGACTGTTCTCCAATGCCGATGATGATGGGCGGCTGAAAGCCTCGCCCGCCGCGCTGCGACTGATCCTGCCCACGCTCTATTCGGCGGTGCCGACCGGCGAGATCGCCGAGGACATCGATGCCGTGGTGGGGGCGATGCGCCAGCTGATCCGCTACGAGGTCGAGGGGCGCACCTACATCGCCTTCCGCAACTACCGGCAATGGCAAAGAATCGACAAACCATCGGCGAGCATTCTTCCTGGACCGCCCGATGATCAAGAGGATTCGACGATCATTCGACGATCATTCGAGGAACCATCGGAGATTCATAGCGTAGCTATCACGCCTAGTAGAAAGGAAGAGAAAGGAAGAGAAGAGAAGGGAGTAGAAGAGAACGAGTCCCCCCTTACCCCCCAGGGGGCGCGGGAACCGACCCCGTTGCGGCGACACGAGTTGAGCCAGGCGCAACAGGAGCAGTTCGATCGCTTCTGGCGGGCCTACCCCCGGCGTCAGGCCAAAGCCGATGCCGTGCGCTGGTGGCAGCGGGCCAGACCGGACCCGGAGATCGTCGCGGCGATGCTCGACGCCATCGCCCGGCAGTTGCAGGGGGGCGAGTGGCAGAAAGAGGCGGGCAGATTTATCCCGATGCCCGCGACCTGGCTCAACCAGCGGCGGTGGGAGGATGAGACGGTGATCCCCCATGCACGGCCCTCGAACCATCCCGCCGTCGCCGCACAGCGCAGGGTGATCGACTGATGGCAACCCTGGCGGATTACGACATCGACGTGCCGCCCGGCGCGAGTGGCGAGGTGCGGACCACCTGCCCGCAGTGCTCGCCGCAGCGCAAGAAGCGGCACGAGAAGTGCCTCGCGGTCAACGTCGACAAGGGCGCGTGGTCCTGCAAGCACTGCGGCTGGTCCGGCGGGGTGAAGTCCGGCGCGGATGACTACGGCGCGACCCCGCCGCCCGTGACACCGAAGGTCTACCAGCGCCCCGACTACGCGCCTGGCGAGGCCGACGCGCTCGACCCGAAGGCGTTGCTCTGGCTGACCAAAGAGCGCGGGCTGACGGAGGGGGTGGTGCGACGGAACCGCCTGGAATCGCGCCGGGTGTGGATGCCGCAGCTCGGCAAGGTGACGACGGCGATCGCCTTCCCCTACTTCCGTGACGGGGCGGTGGTCAACGTGAAGTACCGGGATGGGGCGAAGCACTTTCGCCTGGAGGCGGGCGCGGAACTGGTGCTGTACGGCCTGGACGGTATCGAGGCCGGTCGACCGCTGGTGTGGGTGGAGGGGGAGATCGACAAACTCTCCTGCGAGGTGGTCGGCTTCGGCTCTTGCGTCTCCATGCCGAACGGCGCACCGCCGGTCGACGCGAAGAATCTGACCGGTCACTTCGCCCCGATCGCCACGGCGCTCGATCTCCTGAGCGGGGTGAGCGAGCACATCATCGCGGTCGACAACGACGCGCCCGGGCGCGGCCTGCAAGACGAGCTCGTGCGGCGACTCGGCGCGGACAACTGCCGGATCGCCGCCTGGCCGGAGGGGTGCAAGGACGCCAACGATGTGCTCGTGCAGCACGGCGCGGAGCGGCTGGCCGCGTGCCTCGACGCGGCGGCGCCGGTCCCGGTCAAGGGGCTGTTCACGCCGAACCAGCTCGCCGAGCGCCTGAACGACCTGTACGACAACCCCCGTCCGGGCGGGTTGCCGCCGAGTAGCACGGCATTGGCGGCGCACTACAAGATCCTGCCGGGCATGCTGAGCATCGTCACCGGGATACCGAGCCGGGGCAAGTCGACGTGGCTGGACTGGCTCCTGGTCGACCTGATGTGGCTGCACGGACAGCGCTTCGCGATCTGCTCCCCGGAGAATCAGCCCTTGGAACGCCACCTGTCGCGGATGCTGCAACTGATCGCGGGGAAGCCGTTCGACATGGGTCGCACCGCGCGCATGAGCCCGGAGGAGCGCGACAACGCGCGGGCGTGGATCGATGAGTATGTCACGTTCATCATGCCGGGCGACGAGGACCAGGAGGATTACGCGCTCGATCGCATCCTCGATCTCGCCAAGTCGGCGATCAAGCGGCGCGGCGTGAACGGCATCGTGTTGGACCCTTGGAACGAACTGGAGCACAGCAGACCGCCCGGACTCCGAGAGGACGAATACCTCGCACAGAGCCTGATGAAGATCAAGCGCTTCGCCCGGCTGCAACAGGTGCATGTGTGGATCGTGGCCCATCCCCGCTCGATGCAGAAGGTCGACGACGAATACCCGGTGCCGAAGCTGGGCGATATCTCGGGCGGGCAGATGTGGTGGAACAAGGCCGACGTGGGGCTAGTGGTCCATCGCGACCCGGCGCTGCCGAGCAGCCCGACGCAGATCTACATTCAGAAGGTTCGGAATCAGCCGGAGATGGGGGTGCCGGGCATGGTGGAGATGTGGTTCGACCCGGTGACGGGGGGCTTCAACGATCAGGGGCCGATCACGAGAAGCTACGGTGATCCGTGGGCAGGGGATGAGTGATGGCGCAACGGTGTAGCCGCTGCCGGGCGGCGGCGGGGCGGGAGGAGGGGGACGAGATGCCGATGGACACGGATCGACCGCGACCGGTCGGGGTGGGGATGCCCGCGTGGCTGCTGCTCAACGAGTACGGACGGATGCTGCATCAGGCGTTCGGCGCGCCGCCGTACCTGGTCGGTTCGGCGCTCCGCACCAAATCCCCGCGCGACATCGACGTGCGCCTGGTGCTGGACGACGCCCGCTATCGGGCGCTGGTCGGCAATCCCGCCGAGTGCGACAGGGCCGGGACGCGCTGGGCGATGCTCTGCGCGGCGTTCAGCGCGCTCGGGCGGCAGATCACCGGGCTCCCGATCGACTTCCAGGTCAAAACCCAAGCGGCGGCAGCGCCGGAGGCGGGGTATCCGCGCTTGCCGTTCGGCACCACGGCGGCATGGTCCGATATGTACGAACCGTGGCAGGCGGCGACGGGGCGGGAGGAGGGGGCGTAGCATGGCGACGGAGATGATTCGGCAGACCTTGGCGGCGGCGCGCGATCACGAGAACACCACCCCCGACGTGGCGTGGAAAACGCGGTATGCGCTCGACGTGATGACGCTCTTGGGCGAGAAGGATTTCACCTATTGCGCCTATTGTGGGGCGCGGTTCCCTGTCGATGGTGATGCCGAACAGGTGGCCGACCACATACGGGGCTGCGTGCAGCATCCGATGTATCGGCTGCGCTATCTCGCGAATGAGGTGGTCCGCGATTGGCTGCGGGGTGATCCCGATGACGCGATTCGTACTCTGCAACGTTTCTTGCGCGAGGAGTCGTGATGAGCGTTGAGTGGGAATTGCCGCCGCTCGCACCTGATCAGTGCGATCACCTCCACGTCACGAAACTCGGCCCAACCGAGGGACCGTACCACTGCGGCGGCTGGCACTGCCGGGATTGTGGTGCCATGTTGCCGCCCGGCCCACCTCCGGTGCCGAAACCGCGCAGGCAAGGGCGCAGATGGTAGGGGGCGTGAGCGAGATGCAGCGTTTAGCGCCGGGGTGGGTGCTGATCGACAAACAGTATGTGGCGGCGCTCGTGCATGGCCCGCTCGGCAGCTTGCAATGGCGGGATGCGGCGCTGATCGACAAGCATACCGGGGCGATTTATGTGTTGCTACCCGGCCTCAGGCGGGAGACGGTGGCGCGGGTGCTCGGGCGCGCTGATCGGCAGGGGGAGGGGGAGTGAGGCGATGGGCGACAGACGGCGGGATCCGCAGGGCGCACCGACCCCGATCCGTCTCTGGCGGTCATGCGGCTCGTTTACCTCGCCGCAATCGTTCTGGGTGGGTGCGCGATCCGTGCCGTTCGCCTGTGGCGAGCGTACCCTTTGCCTGAGCATCATGAATATTCTCACGATTCGTCCCAAGCCAAAGGTGTTCGGGGTTTACGCAACGCGGATTGTCGCCACCAGGGCAGTTATGACAGACGAACAGGCCATGCGGAATCGGTCCGCGTGCCAATTCCCACGAAAGGCGGTGGACATAGTGTTTCCCTTTTTGTCTGTCTACGTGCAACGTGCCGTATCCTTGATCGTTCGTGCGTCCTGTCCACAGTCAGCACGAATCGGTTTTCTCAACTTTCGACCACAGACGCTCTTCCCACGATGGCGCATAGAGTTGTCGCACTCTTGCGATCTGCCCACAAGTGATAGAGCAATGGCGATTTCTCGCATGTTCCCCGACGAAGACAGTGCCGCAGATCGCACACGGCTTGGGAATATTGGTGCGGCGTGCCGCAAGGAGACATGTCGCGGAACAGTATTTCCGTTTCGGATGCTTCGGGTCATTGAGGGGCATGGCACATTGGGCGCATATGCTATGATGGGCGGGCATGATCGGAACCTCCTTGCAGGTTCGGTGAGTGCCATGCCACGGGCGGGACGTGACCCCGCGCCGTGGCTTCTTGTTGCCCTAATTATAGCATGGGAAACACGATCTTGAGCGGGAAACATACCCGATCAAGTTCTCCGGAGAGGCTCGTTATGTTTCGGTGCTCGCACTGCGGGCGGGTGTTGGGGCAGATCGTGAATGGCACCCTACACGAACCGAACGGGAACAAGAGCGGGATGCCACTTGTGCGCCGCTGCCCCGAGTGCGGGCGGCGGAATGTAAAGTTAGCAGCATAGGAGCAAGAACATGGTTACGCGGATCGAGGAACACTTGCAGGCGGGTGAGATGGTTTATAGTGGCATCCTGCATCCTGATGTGCTCGAATTGGACCTGCGCTATCAGCGTCCCGCAAACGAGATGCGCGTTCGTCGGATCGCGGCGAACTACGACCCCCTGATGCGGTTGCCGCTGGTCGTCTCTCTGCGTCAGGACGGGCGCTATTTTGTGGTCGATGGGCAACACCGTCTCCTGGCGGAACGACGTTTGCAGATGCGCCAGCCGATCCCCTGCACGATCATCAAGCACCTATCGTATGACCGCGAGGCCGGGTTATTCGCCCGGCTCAACTCCAACCGGAATCGACTTGCCACGAGTCGCGCGCAGCAATACAAGGCGCGTCTTGAAGAGGGCCACCCCCCAACATGGGCTATCGAAGACGTGCTCACCGCGTTGCAACTGGCGGTGGATTACACGACCACAAGTAAGGTTTGGAACAAGATCGGCGCGGTGGTCGCGCTGGAGGACATCGCGAACGTTGCCGGGATCGATCTGCTGCGGCGGGTTCTGCTGATCGCGCGCGATGCCTGGTCCGGCGATCGCATGGCCTTCAAGTCTGACCTCTTGCTGGGCCTTGCCGCCTTGTTGCGTCGGGCAACGCCACATGGTTTGGATGATGCGACGCTCATCGACAAGCTACGGGTCACGTCGCCCGCACATCTACTCGGACGCGCCGCCGCCGCGCGTGGCATCGTGGATGTCCGGGGCGGTGCCGGTGTGGGTCGTGCGCTATTGGAGTACTACAACAGCGGTAAGCGCACCCGTCGCCTGCCATCCTGGGAGGAGATGGTATTGCCGAGGCAGGAGAACCGGTCCCGATCTGGCAGTCAACCACAGCGGTTGTCACCAGCCGCGCCGGACGAGCAAGAGACCGCTTGACGATAATCCCCGTTCGCTGCTAGTATTGTTGCCATAAGTAGAGCGGGTGTCTGAGACGCCCTCGCATGGCTGGATTTCGGCTCCAGTCGGCGAGGGCGTCTCTGTGTTTGCGGGAGTAGCCATGCAGCGGCCCTACATCATCGCCGCGTTCGCCGAGCGCGCCGGGTCCGGCGACCACACGCCGCCGCCCTACCAGGAGCCGACGTGCGCCCGTTGCGGCGATGCCCTCCCGGAGCCGGGCCGGATCTATTGCGGGCGTCCCCGCTGCCAGGCGCGGTGGGCGACCACGGACAACCGGGCGGCGCGGCGCGGCGAGACGGAGCCGGGCATCGCGCGGTACTCGTACTGAGGTGGCGACGATGATCGGTGATGTGCACCTGCTGGAAGAGGTCTTGCTGCGCCTGGTGCGAGCGCGCCTCCTCGCTACCCCGACATTATTCGGCTCCATGCGCCGTCCGCTCTCCTGGGACGCCGCGCGGTTTGCTCCTGGTTTGAGGTGACGGGATGACGGGCGAGGCGAGCACCGACGCTTCCGAACAGGCGCTTCCGAAAACCGGCTCGCGTAAAGGCCAGCGTAAGCAACTCCCTTGGCGACACGATCCGGTCGTGCTCGCGCGCCTGCCGCTGGTCGCGCGTCGCCACCTGAAGGGCGAGCCGAACACCGGGATCGCCGCCGCGCTCGGCGTGGACGAGGGGACGATCCGCAACGACATCAAGCGACTACGCGAGTTGTGGCTCGACCGTACCGGCGCACAGATCGAGGACTTGCGGGCGCGGAAGATCGCTGAGTTGCAGGATATTTACCACCGGGCGATCGACGCCGCCGAGTTCGACGAGATGTGCGAGCGCGCGGTCCTCTTCGATGATCCGTTGGTGCCGAACTACGAACTGCCCGCAAGCCAGCGCACGATCCGCGTGCATCGCGACGAGAAGGGTTCGGCGCAGTTCCGGGGCAATAAGGCGGCGGCGCTGGCCCAGGCGCGGCAGGCGGTGATGGATCAGGCGAAGGTGCTCGGCCTGATTGTGGAGAAGCAGGACACGACACTCAACGGGTCGCAGGAGTTTATCGCCGCGATGATGCGTTGGGGTGCCGGTGATGGCGGTGCTTGACCCGGCGTTCGGCGCGGCGATGTCCCGCGCCCAGCGCGACCCCGGCGGCTGGATCGCCGAGTTCCTGGGCGCGGACCTCTACGATCGCGCCATCGAGCTGGCCGAGAGCGTGCGCGACCACCCGCGCACCGCGTGCAAGGCGGCGCACTCCGTCTCGAAAAGCTTCACGAGCGCGCGGATCGCGATCTGGTTCCTGCACGCCTTCCCCGGTTCGGTCGTCCTCTCCACCGCGCCGACCTTCAATCAGGTCCGCAACATCCTCTGGCGCGAGATCCGCGACGCCTACAACAAGGCCCGTCGCCCGCTCCTCGGTCGCGTGCTGGACACCGGGATCGAGATCAGCGACCGCTGGTACGCGCTCGGCTTCAAGGCGGCGGACACCAACCCCGACCGCTTCGCCGGGTTCCACGCCCCGTCTATCCTGGTGATCAAGGATGAGGCGAGCGGACTCCACGCCAATGTGCATCAGGCGCTCGACTCGACCCTCTCCAGCGGGTTCGCGCGCGAGCTGATGATCGGCAACCCGATCCACGCGTCGGGCGATTTCTACGAGGCGTTCACGCGCAAGCGCGCCCTCTACCACACCATCACCATCGCCGCCCAGGACACGCCGAACTTCCAGGGGCAGGGGATCGTGCGGCCCTACCTCATCACCCCGCAGTGGGCCGAGGAGAAGCGGATCGAGCACGGCGAGGAGAGCGCCTACTACCTCTCGCGCGTCAAGGCGGAGTTCCCGAAACAGGACACCGACGCGCTCATCGCGCTCACCTGGTGCGAGGCGGCGAAGGCGCGCGAGGCGGAGGACACGGGCGGCGCGGTGGAGATCGGGGTCGACGTGGCCCGCTTCGGCGATGACGAGAGCGGCTACTACCTCCGTTGCGGCCCGAACATCCTGCAACAAGCATTCTGGAAGGGCCACGACACGACCTTCACCACGGGGCAGGTGGCGCGCGTCGCGCGCGAGTACGGCGAGCGGGTGAAGACGATCCGCGTCGATAGCGTCGGCGTCGGGGCCGGAGTCGCCGATCAGTTGCGCGTGCTCGGCCTGCCCGCCGTGGATGTGAACGTGGGCGTCCCCGCATGGGACGACGGATCGTTCGGCAACCTGAAGGCGGAACTCTATTGGGCGTTGCGTGCAGTCATCAAAGACGGCGCGCTGAATGGCCTCGATGATGAGGAGACGATTGGCCAGTTGGTCGGCGTGAAGTTCCACTACGACGTGCGCGGTCGCCTCGTGATCGAGAAGAAGGAGGATGCCAAAAGGCGCGGTATCGTATCCCCCGACCGCGCCGAGGCGCTCCTCCTGGCCTTCACCGCCCGCCGTACCCCACCCTTGCCACCCCCGCCCCCGCCCGCTATCGCCATCGCCAGGCGGTACTAGGTGAGGTGGTGATGAACGTATTGTTACCAGGAGGCTTTCAGCACTTGGTGGATGCTGGTGCGGCACACCCCGTACTCTCGTGCGAGCGCGGTTTGGGAGATGCCTCCCGCCGCGTGGCGTCCACGAATCTCGGCGCGTTGTGCCAAAGTCAGCCGTTTCACCCTGCGGCCCTTCCCGCCAGAGTCGTGCTGGTTCTCGGCGTTGGTGCCGAGGAACAGATGATCGGGGCGTACACAGGACGGGGTATCACAGTGATGGCAGACCAACAGTCCGTCGGGGATCGTCCCGTGCGTCAGCAAGTAGGCCATGCGACTCGCCTGGATCGATCGGCCGTTGTACCAGAAGCTTCCGTAGCCGGTGGGATTGTAGCCGCCAATCCATTCCCAGCATCCGTCCCCACGGCGGACTTTCGACCAGAACCGCTCGGCAGCCGGCTTGCATTTCCCACGGTCGCGGCAACGATGGCTACAGTAGCGTCCTCCGCCCCTTTTGATCACGTTTGGGTGTACCTGGAAGAGTTTGTCGCAACTGTGGCAGGTGCAGGTTTCTCGTATGATCGCGCGGGATGTATTCGCAATCCCCGCGCGGGATGTATTCGCACAGATACGACTGCAGAACCGTGTACGCCTGCTCACCAGTGCCTGAAATGTACGTCCGCATTGTTCGCAGATACGTGGGGTGGTAGTCTTAGTAGGCATTGCTTGATCCTCCTCTACCGAGGTTCGAGGGTGTCATGCCGGGGGTCGTTACCGCGACGCCCCGGCTTCGATTTGTCAAGTATAGCATGGGAAACGGCTTCTTTGCTTACATTGAGGAGGTACTAGATGCCGATCGTCCCCGCCGCATTCGCCGCGCTCGACCCGCAGGCCGCACGGGCCTATCTCCCCAAGGCCGATGACGCCGCCGCCGATAACGAACTCCTCTTCGCCGGTTCGATGTTCGAGGGCGGACGCTTCTGGCTTGGCGAGGTGCCGACCGACGACACGCGCGGCGCCTTCCTCGCCGCCGTGGAGCGCGGCTTCATCGCGATCAATCACGTCCGCGAGGTCGCCGAGCGGCACCGGGCGGGCGTCCTGGGCCGCGAGCCGCTCTGGCGACTCACCCCGCGCCGCGCACTGGCGGAGGGCGAGACGCCGAATACCGACGAGGCGGCGCTGATCGCCGAGGCCGAGGCGCTGCTGACCGGGTGGTGGGACAAGCGCGACATCCTCCCATGGCTGCAACAGCCCGCGACCGCGCTCCTCCTGGCCGAGCGCGCCGTCGCCCGGCTCTACATCCCGCGCGGACTGCTCATGCTCGACAGCGCGGCGTCCGGGTTGGTGCCGCTCCCGCAGGGCGGCGATCCGGTCGTCCGCCTCGCCGCCGCGCTCGACCTGCTCTACGTGGATAGTCCGGCGCGCGAGGCGTGCGCGGTCGTCACCGACGACGATACCAAGGCGCGACTCGGCGTCTACGCCTACCGCCGCCAGCAGGAGGAGTGGGTCGAGGCGACCTACCTAGACGAATCCGGCGCGACCGTGCTGCGCGTCATGGGGGGCGGCGTGGACGCGGCGGCGGCGTTCGATCTCGGCGGGCGGTTGCTGCTGTACGAGGCCCGCCGCCAGCCGCTGATCGACGCGCAGGTCCGCAGGTTGCAGCAGGCCGCGAACCTCAACCTGACCAACCTGGGGCGCAACCTCAACCTCGCGGGATCGCGCGAGCGGACCTTCCTCGGCGCGCAGCCGCCCGGTTCGTACCGCAAGATCAGCGACGGACAGCCCTGGCGACCCACGGACGATCCCAACGACCGCGCGTTCGTCGCCGAGGGGCTGCCGAGCGGCGCGGGGATGGACCGCTTCCTCCAGGGCGTGCCGGTTTACAACGATAAGGGCGAACAGGTCGGCATGACCACGCCGAGCCTGCATTACGAGCAACCGGTCAGCGTGGAGACGTTCAATGTCGCCGATCGGCTCTTCCGCGCGGCGATCCTCGGCGCGACCTACCAGTTGCACGCGCTGATCGCGGGGGATGCGGCGGCGTCGGGCGAGAGCCGCAAGCAGGCGCGCGCCGAATTCGCGGCCTCGCTCGGGCTGACGCGCGTGGCGCTGGACGGGCTGGGGCGCTGGCTGATCGAGACGCCGCTCGCGCTCGCGGCGGCGCTGGCCGGCGTGCCCGGTCGCTACGCCGACCTGCGCGCCCAGTTCGCGGTCACGGTCGATCCGGGGCCGCTCACCTCGGACGAGCGCGCGGAGTACGTGACGCAGTGGCAGGCGGGCGGGCTGTCGCTGGAAACGCTGCTGACCAGGCTCGGGGAAGATGACGTGGACGCCGAGATCGGGCGCATCGAGGCCGAGCGGCAGGCCGGGGATGTCGCGCTCGTGGGGGTCGCGCGCACGGCACCGCCGATGCAAGCGGGGCAGCAGGCACCGGGCGACCCGGCGGCGATCTTGGCGGCGCAACTCACCGGACAGGGGGCGTAGCGTGGCCGCCGAGCGCGAGCGTCGGGACGCGCTACACGCCGCGATCGCCGCCGCCCTGAGCGCCCTGCTCGGCGACGTGGCGACCGGCCTCGCGGCGCTCGTCAACCGTGCGGGCAGGCGCGGCACCGTGACGCCGACCGGGCGCGCGGCGATCCTCACCTGGCTCGGCGACACGATCGCCCGCTTGTTCGGCGCGAGTCCCGCCGCCGCCGCCGCCGCCTACGCCCTGCCCCGCACCGTACCGCACCTCATCGCGGCCTCGACGCGCGCGGCGGTCCAGGTCGCGGCACCCGGCGGCGGGGTGCCAGGCGCGGCGGAACCGGTGCGGGCATGGCGTGATCCGAACGGGCTGGTCCTCTCCGATCGTGTCTGGTTGGCGGGCGAGGACGCGCGCTCGCGGCTGACCGCCGTGCTCGACGCGGGCCTGGCGCGCGGTGCCACCCCGGACGAACTGGCGGGCGAGCTGCGGCGCTTCGTGCGCCCCGACGTGGCCGGTCGGACGGTGCGCGGGGATGAGGCGTTCTCGTCGGCGCGCAGACTGGTCACGCACGAGGTCAACCGCGCGGGTGGCATGGCGCAGATCGCGGCGGCGCGCGGGTCGGGCGATCTGATCGCCTGGACCGTTGCGGGGCGGCACGCCATCGCCGACGAATGCGATTTGCGGGCCAGGGGCGGGCCGTATGCGCCGGGTGCCGTGCCGCCCCACCCGCAGCATGTGGGCTGTCGTTGCCTGCTTTCGCGCGTACCGGGCGGCGGCACCGCCGAAGCGGGCGGCGTGGACGGGGCGGCGCTGATCGCGGCGCTGACGGGTTTTGAGTAGGGAGGCGGCGGATTAGGGGGCAAAGATGAACCATTGGATCAGCAATAACGGCCAAGTGTGTATGAGGACACACCCTATAAGCATCATGATCAACCGAGGTTCGGATCATGATGCGATGTCGTTGTCCCTATCGCCTGCTCAATCGAAAGAAGTGTCGGCGGAATTGATTAGACTGGCAAGCCCTGATGATGCTGAGGCGCGCGAACTCGCGGCGGCGCTGATCGCGGCGGCGGATACGTCGGAGAGGAGGCCGGGGTGAGCCGTGATGTGCATCCGATGGGCAATACCCGTTTCACCAGTGAGCAACGGCAGGAGCGCATCGAGTTTTACCGCGATTGGACCATCCGTTGCTACCAGATGCTCGGACTGGACCACTGGAACATCGCGATCCAATTCGCCCCTTGCTCCCCCGACGCCAAAGCGGAATGCTGGCGCGCGACCCATCAGTATCAGGCCAAGCTTCGCTTCTCGGATGAATGGTTCGATGCCGAGCCGGAAGAGCAGCGTCAGACGCTGATTCATGAGCTGCTGCATTGCCATATGCGCCCGGTCTGGGAGGTGTGGGAGATGGTGGAGGCACCGCTCGGTACGACCGCGTGGGGCATGTTCTCGCGGATGAGTGAGATCGCGGAGGAGACGACGGTGGACGGGCTGGCCCGCGCCATCGCCCCGATATTCCCCCTGCCACAGGTATGGGGCAGAGAGCCAGAGGAAGGGGCGGGCGAGGCATTGCGCATCTCGACCACGACGATTTTCACGGACGGCGAGACGAGCGAGCGCATGATGAGCCTGGATGACATCGCCCTCGGGCAATTGGCGGCGGCGCTCACCCCCCTGCTCTCGCTGCCCCTGCCGCCTGCCCCGGGCGAGTCGTGAGCGCCATGCCCGCGCGCCCGCTGCCACCCGCCACGCCCGAACCCGGCGCGACCCCCGTGCGCTGCCGGTGCGGGGCGATGCTCGGTTATCGTAGCGCGCGATGGCTTCACATGGCGCACCGGGGGCGCAGCCTTGCCGCGTCCCTCCCGGCGCGCGTCGTCTGCGACAAGTGCGGGCGACGCACGACTCTGCTTGACAATATATCCACCGCTGCGCTAGAGTAGTACCAACTGCATATTCGGGTCTTGTCGGCCCACATTCGCGCGACCGTAACGGTCGCCGGATGTGGGCCTTTTTTCGTGTCCGGCATGGCCGGGCCTACCTCCCAGGGGGAGCGATGTTCGTCCACTGGCAGCCGCGCAATTGGGCCGAAGCACGCACCTTCCTCAGCGCCGGTGGTGCCGGTGGCGAGGGCGGTGGCGGCGGTGGGGGCAACGATGGTCGGACGAAGGAGCGCGCGAGCGACCTCGTCGATCGCTTCAACGGCGACGCCGTCAAGATGGCCGAGAAGCTCGCCGATGCCCTCAACGACAACTTCGCCCTGCGCCGCAAGCGCGACGAACTCCAGGGTGAGGTCACCACGCTCGCCGCGAACCAGAAGCCGGAGGGCGCGACGATCCTGACTGGCGACGACGCCAAAATTTACGAGGGCTATAAACCACTCGGCACGCCAGACGAGATCAAGGCTCGTCTCGCGGCAGGGGATGAGGCAAGCGGCAAGGCCAAGAGCCTCGAACGCGATGGCACCCTCAGGGACGCGGCCCAGCGCTACGGCTACGACTACGAGGCGTTGCGCGCCCACAGCGCCGACCTGCCACTCACGCCCTACGAGGTGCAGGAGGACGGCAAGGCCGTCACGAAGTATCGGATCGGCGCGGGCGACGCGCAAGCGGACATCGCTGCATGGGTCGGCACGCAGCCCGCCTACGTCGGGCGGGCGCTGGCGGTGACGACGGGCGAGCAGGGCCAGCAGTCGAGCGGCGTGCGCTACCCGGCGCAGGGGAGCGGCGAGCATCGCCCTGTCAACGTCGCTGAGTCCTACGTGACGAGTACCTACAAAGGCCCGCCCAAGCGCGGGTAAGGAGCGGAACCTATGGCACGCATTGTCACCGAACCGACGGGCCAGTCGTCGGCGCGCGCGTGGATCGGGGATTTCGTCAACGGCGATCGGGAGCACCTGATCCCCGGCGGGGCGAAGCTCGACGCCGCGCAATTCGCCGGTGCCCGCGCCGTGCGCGCGACGACCACCGCCCCCGCCGTTGCGGGCGCGACCACCGTCGCCGTCGCGGCGCTGACCGGCCCGATCCCGAGCGGCACCGTCCTCGACTTCGGCGGCGCGAAGTTCGCCCGCACGACCGCCCCTGCTGTGGCGGGCGCGACCAGCGTAGTCGTCGCCGCCTTGCCGACCGCGCTCGTCGCGGGCGACAGCGCGACCTACCTCCCTGTCGGAGCCTTCAAGACCGTGCAGAGCGGCACCGTCCTGGGACGGACGATCGCCGAGCGGGATGCCAACACCCCATACGGACCCGCCGCCGATGCCGATGACGAAGTGCGTATCCTCGTGTTTGACGTGACCGACGCGAACGTCAACAACGATGTCACGATTTACCGGCCCGGTGCGCTCGTCAAGGACAATTTCCTCCCCGGCTTCGCCGCGCTCTCGGCGGCGGTACAGGCCAAGCTGCGGAGCACCTACGTCTGCACGAAGGGGGCATTTTAATGGACTTGTTGACCTTGATTCGTCAGATGATGACGGATGGGACGGTCGCCACGATCGCCCGCAATCCCCTCGCGCAGTTCGGCCCGCCCGCGCGGCAGTATCTCGGCGCGACGCTGCTCCCGGAGCGGCTGGTGCCGCTGAACGCCTACCGGGAGCGCAACATCCGCTACCGCACCGTGATCGCCAACAACGGCACGCGCTACTCGCCGACCCAGATCAAGGACGATTCGAGCATCGTCGGCTCGATGCTGGTGGAACTCGCGGAGACCGACATCGCGCGCCAGTTCACCGCCGAGGATTACGACGCCTTCCTGGACCTCTTGCAGGCCCGCCCCTCGATCGAGGCGGTCGCGTCCCTGACCAACTGGCTCGATGTGACCGTCAATCGCGCACTGCTCGACCTCAACGAGAAGCAGCGCTGGCAGGCGCTCGGCGATGCCGCGATCGTCATGACCGGCGACAACGGCTACACCGAGACGCTCGCCTACTCCGACCCGGCGGGACATCGCGTCAATGCGGGCGGGACGTGGAGCAACGACGCCTACGACCCCTATCCGGACATCGTGGCCCAGGTGCAGGTGCTGACCGACAAGGGCTACACCGTCAATCGTATCTTCACCTCGCGTCGCGTCGCGACCATCCTGGCGCGTAACGGCAACATGCAGGCCCGAGCCGGGGCGCGCGTCACCGTGACCACCGGCGGGGCGATCCAGGCGACCCCCGCCCCGCTGATCTCGCTCGACCAACTCAATGCGATCTTCCTCGCGGATGGACTGCCGCAGATGGAACTCTACGAGGCGCAGTACTTCGATTATGCCGGAGCGCACCGTTTCCTCCGCAACGACGTGATGGTGTTCGTCGCCACTACCGGGCGCGACGCTACCATCACCGAGACCCGTTTCTACGAGAACGGGGAGACCGTCACGCTCGACAACACCCTCGGCTACCAGGCCATCGGGCGCGCGGCGGGGCAGGCCACGCCGGGTCGCGTGATCAACATGTGGGTTAAGGACAAGAAGCCGGTCGGGATCGAGGCCGAGGGCTACAGCACGACCCTCCCGGTATTACTTGAGCCTGAGGCCGTCGCGTGTATCCGGCTGATCGGGTGATCTGACGGTACCGTAAGCGATCGATCACGACGGTGGCGGCTAGTGCGTGAGGAGCGGACATGGTCAAGGTGCAGTTGGCGGAATCGTGGATTTACTCGGGCGTGCGCTACGGCCCCGGCGAGGTGGAGATGCCGAACGATGTCGCCAAGGCATTGTCCGAGAAGGGGGCGATCGCGGGCGAGGCGAAGAAGCCCGCCGCAAAGCCCGCCGAGTCGGACAAGGAGTAGCACGAATGGCCTACACGCTCGGCGGCAAGCCTAGTCCCGGCACTCCGAAGGATAAGCGCCTCAAGCCGAACAAACCGGCGGGTGGCGGCAAGAAAAGCATACCGTTCGGCGGGAAGAAGGCGAACCCGTTCGGCACGAAGAAAGGGAAGTAGCGCATGGTCGAGCGGTTGCGGCGACTCCTGGGGGACACCGGTCCGGTGGGTCAGCAGGCATTCACGGATGCCCGCCTCGCCGCGCTGCTCCTGGACGCCGGGAACGACCTCGATCGCGCGCTGCTGGCGGGGCTGCACGAACTCCGGGCCGAGGCCAGTAAGCAGGTGAACTTCACGGTTGGTCCCGACAGCGAGAGCGCGTCCCAACTCTTCGACCATCTCACCATCCTCGCCAATGAGGTCGAGGGGCGCATCGCGGCGCGGGGCCGGGGGTCGAGCGTGGGACGATTCGGGACGGTCGCCCTGCCGGTGCGAGTCTCGTTTTGAGCGCGCTCGAAGCGTGGCGCGCATCCGCCTACGCCGCACGGCGGGAACGGCTCGCCGCACGCTTGCACCAGCCGGTGATCGTACAGCGGTGGACCGGGCAAGACGCGTATGCCAAACCAACCTATGCCCCGGCGGTCACGCTCATGGGCCAGATCTCGGGGGTGGCGCAACTGGTCCGCACGGCGGGCGGGCAAGAAGCGGCGAGCAACACCACGATCCTTCTGCCGGGCAACGCGGCGATCGGGGTCAAGGATCGGCTCACACTCCCCGACGGCACGCACCCGACGATCCTCAGCGTCAACACGGTACCCGATCAGGCGGGCAATCTGACGACACAGGTCTACACGTAGAGAGGTGCGCGATGGCAGTCGGCAAGACCATCGAAATCACCGGACTCGCCGAGGCGTTGCGCGAACTGCGAGCCACGCGCGCCCAACTCCTCCCCGCGCTGGGGAGGGCGCTCCACGCCGAGGCCGGGCCGGTGTTCGACCGCTCGCAGGAGTTGGTGCCGGTGGATACGACCGCGCTCCAGCAGAGCGGCGAACTCCACAAGCCGGAGATCAGCGGCAACGGCGTGAGCGTCGAGATCAGCTACGGAAACAGCGGTGTGGAGTATGCCGCTGCGGTTCACGAGGATTTGGCGATGCGACACAAAGCACCGACCAAAGCGAAGTATTTGGAAGAGCCGTTCATCGCCGCCGAGAAGGGCATGGGCGAGCGGGTCGGTGCGCGGGTCGCGCGCGAGATCGGGGGCTGATCGTGGTAGAGCACGAATGTCGTTGCATCAGGTGCGACCCTTCTCTTCCGTCCCCTTTTCTCCCTGTGCATGAGCGTCAGGGTGAGCACCACTTCGCCGTGCAACTCGGCGACATCTATCCACCAGGGTGCTTCGTCGTCACCGTTGACGGAGCGAGGGTCGAAGGGGGGTTTGAGACGTTCACCGGCGAGGACGGCGTGTCGTATGCCCTCAGTCAGCCGAGGCACCGTTGCAAGAATTGCCAAGACCAACAAGACCAACTCGCCCTATGCACCACGGTGCGACGGGGGAATGTTCGGGTCGCCATCAAGTCGGAGGCTGATCGTGCTGCTCGATGACGTGGCCGCGCTGCTGGTCGAGGCAGGGATCGGCACGCTCGGGGAGACGATCTTCCTCGCACGCCTCCCCGACTCCCCCCACGCCGCCCTGGCGATCAGGGAGTACGGCGGCGCGCAACCGGACTATCTCTACGTTGGCTACGACCCGACGCAGGAATGGCCCAGAATCCAGATCGAGTGCCGCGATCCCGACTACGCCGCCGCGCGCCTCCGCATCGAGCGGTGCGCGCGAACCTTGGGGGCCATCAGGGAGCGCGTCGTCAACGGCACCCATTACCACCGGATCACCCCGCTCGGCCCGCCCGTCCCGCTCGGCGAGGACGAGAGCCAGCGGTCGCGGATCATCGTCAATGTCGAGACGGCGAAGTCGGTTAGTCCATTGCCGGTCTAATCCTGGCCGGTAGATGACTAGCCGGTATATGAGTAGCCAGTATATGACTGGCGAAGGAGGGAGTACCGATGCCGACTAGCAAGAAAGATCCGATCGTCGCGGCGGAGCAGGACGTGAGCAAGGCGGAGAACCAGTTGGAGGTCGCGCAGGTCGCGGTCGTCGAGGCGCACCAGGAGCGCGCGGCGGTCGAGCAGTCCGTCGCTGAGGTCGCGCAGTCCGCCGTGCTGGATCAGCAGATCGAGCAGTTGCGGGAAGCCGCCGCGCCTGATTCGACCAGGATCGGCTACACCGTGGGGATGTGGTCCGGGCGTCCGCACTACATCGCCAACGACGGGCGCTTCGACACGCTGGATGAGGACGCCATGCGCGCCTACATCCGCAACGGCGGGATGCCGGAGCCGACCCCGCTGCCGCGCCAGACGGTCTAGGTACGCGAGTCGCCGTTTGATACCGCGCCACGAAGGCGCAGAGCAGGAGTAGCCACAGATGAGCGCGAGCATGGCACGAGCCCGGAGCGGCTTCGGGACACGATTCCAGTTGGGCGACGGCGCGACCACCGCCAATGTCGTCGTCGCCACGGGCGGCGCGGCGATCGGCGCGACCACCGTGCCGGTCACGGCGACTACCGTGGCCCTGGCGAGCGGCGCGATCCTGATCTTCGGCGTCGGCAAGATCGCCGAACTGACGGCGGCGGCGATCGTCGGCGCGGCCTCGCTGACGGTCAAGCCGCTCGGCGCGGCGTTGCTCGCGGGCGACACCGCGCTCGGCGGGGAGAACTTCGCCACGATCGCCGAGGTGAGCGACATCACCCCGCCCAGCCCGACCACCAGCACATTCGAGACGACGCACCACTTGTCGCCGGGCGGCGTGATGCAGTTCGCGGGCGGTCTGACCGACTCCGGGGACATGAGCATCACGTTCAACTGGATCCCGAGCGACCCCACGCAGGACGGCGTCACCGGGCTGCGGAAGGCGTTCAAGGACAAGCTGCTGCGCAACTTCCGCCTCGTCTACCCGTTCTCGCCGTCCGTGGTCGATTCGTTCGCGGGCCTCGTCACCACCAGCCCGGTCGTGACCCCGATCAACGATCGTATGACGAGTTCGGTCACTATTAAATGCTCGGGCGACATCATCCGCACCTAAACCGCACGAACACAGGGAGGCGCGGGCCGTCGCCGGGGTGCGGCGGCCCGCATGGGACGTAGGGGACACGAGAGCGGGGGGACCACGTGGAGGGGCACACGCAGCAGCAGGGGGACGATCGTGGGGAGTCGCAACCGCAGCACGCACCGGCCAATGCGCCGGTCATGGTGCTGCTGTCGCGCGACGCGATCCTCAGCGCCAAGGATGATCAGGTGGAGCTGGTCCATGTACCGTCGTGGGGCGGCAGCCTCTACGTCCGGGGCATGACGGCGGGCGAACTCGACAACTTCTACAAGTCGATGCGCCGGGGCCAGGGGAACAAGGTCCGCGTGGACACCGATCTCTTCCAGTCGCGCGTCGTGGCGCGCTGCGCGGTCGAGGGGCCGCAGCCGGGCGCGCGGCGGCTCTTCGACGCCAGCGATGTCGAGGCGCTGAAGAACAAGAACGGCGCGGCGCTGAAATTGGTCTTCGACGTGGCCGCGCGCCTCTCCGGGATCACCGACGCCGAGGAGGAGGAGATCGCCGAGGATTTCGACGACGCCCGGAGCGACGGTTCCTCCACCGACTAGCGCTCGCCCTGGGCCTCACCGTGGACGAACTCGGCGCGCGGATGAGCGCGCGGGAGTTCGTCGCCTGGCAGGTGTTCGCGTCGCGCGAGCCGTTCGGGGAAGAGCGCGCCGATCTGCGGAGCGCGGCGCAGACGGCGGCGCTCGTCAACGCCATCATCGCCGCCGCCGAGGCCAAGCCGACCAGCAAACCCGCCGACTTCCTGCTCGACTTCGACGCCATGTGGGACGGCGAGAGCGCGGACGAGCCGACGGCAGCGGAGCAAGCCGACAACGCCGCCCGACTGATGGCGCGCATGGCGGAGACGCGCGAGGCCTACGCGGCCAGTCGCTGAGGGACGGAGGCCACCCCTGTCAAGCACCGTGATAAGTTTTCGCTACCAGGCCGACGCCGAGAACTTCTTCCGCACGACCGACCGGATCGAGCGGCAGTTGGGCACGCTCGAAAAGTCGGCCAGTGGCTTCGGCACGGTCCTGAAAGGGGCGCTGCTCGGTGTCGGCTTCGCGGTCGCCCAGAAAGGGCTAGAACTCGTAACGGGCGCGTTCTCCGGCAGCATCGGGGCGGCCTCCACATTCGAGAAGACCATGAGCGGCGTCAAGGCCGTCTCCGGCGCGACCGCCGCCGAACTGGGGCAGTTATCGTCCCTGGCCCTGCAACTCGGCAAGGACACCAGTTTCAGCGCCTCCGAGGCGGCGGCTGGGATCGAGGAGTTGGTCAAGGGTGGCGTCAAGATCCCCGACATCATGGGGGGGGCGGCGCAAGCGGTCCTCAACCTCGCCGCGGCCGGCGGCGTGAGCCTCCCCGACGCCGCCGAGATCGCCGCGAACGCCATGAATATCTTCTCGCTCAACGGCTCCGACATGGCGCACGTCAGCGATCTGGTCGCGGGCGCGGCCAACGCCTCCTCGCTCTCCGTGACCGATTTCAAATTCTCGATGGCGGCGGCGGGATCGATGGCGGCGGTCGCCGGGCTGTCGTTCGACGATCTCGCCCAGGGGATCGCGATCATGGGCGCGGCGGGGATCAAAGGTTCGGACGCCGGCACGTCGCTCAAGACCATGCTGACGAACCTGATCCCGCAGACGGGTGAGCAAAGGAAGCTCTTCCGCGATCTCGGTTTGCAGACGGATAACCTGAGTGCCGGGTTCAAATTCCTCGCCGAGAAGGGGATCGCGGTCGCGGGGGATGATTGGGCGGCCCTCAACAGCGGGATGATGCAGTACCTCGGTTATTCGCAGGATACGACGACCTGGACCGACAAGCAGCGCAAAGAATTCGACAAGTTATATACCAGCACCGGCACGATCAGCAGCGCGTTTTTCGATCAGAACGGCAAGATGAAGTCGCTGGCCGATGTCGCGGGGATCTTGCAGACCGCGACCAAGGACATGACCGAGCAACAGAAGCTCGCGACCTTCCAGACGTTGTTCGGCTCCGACGCCTCGCGCGCGGCGGCGATCTTCGCGAAATCCGGGGCGCAGGGGTTTAACGAGATGGCGGCGGCGATGGGCAATGTCACCGCCGCCGGGGTCGCTGCGGATCGTCTCGATAACGTCAGTGGCTCGCTCGAACAACTCAAAGGCTCGCTCGAAACCGCCGGGATCACGATCGGCATGGCTTTCCTACCGATGCTGCGCGGGGTGATCGACTGGGGGACACGGGCCGTCAATGCCGCGATCCCCTTGCTCGAAACCTACGGACCCGTCCTCGCGGCGAAGGTGACGGAGGGCGGCAAGGCGCTGCTCGGCTTCGGACGCGATGCCGTCGCCATGCTCGGCCCCGTCAAGGATGCGGCGGGCGGGTTACTCCAAGCGTTCCAGACCGGCGACTTCAACAGCGCGTTCGGGCCGTTGCTGGCCGCGCTCGATGCCGTGTTCGGGCCAGGCACCAGCGGCAAGGTCGCCAAGTTCACGTCCGACCTGCTGGGCGGCTTCCAGTTGGTGCGCGACGGCTTCATCACGGTGCAACAGGCGCTCGCCGGGAAGTGGGTCGGCGACGACACCGTGCAGCCCGCCGTGCGCGCCGTGGGGGATTTCGCGCTGCGCCTGCGCGATTTCGCGCTGACCGCGAAGGATGTCTTCTTCAATCAGGTCTTGCCCGCCGTGCAACAGGTCGCGGGGTTCATCCGCGACCACATGGACACGATCGCCAAAGTCGTCGCGATCGGGGCGGCGGCGTTCGCGGCCTTCTCGATCATCGCCACCGTGGTCGGCTGGGTCACGAGCGCGATCGCCATCTGGGGCGTCCTCTCCGTCGCCATCGAGGGCGTCGGCGGGATCGTCGCGGCGCTGGTGATCGTGCTGGGCGGGCCGCTGACGCTGGCGATCGCGGCGATCGTCGGCGTCGTCACCCTGCTCGGGCTGGCCTGGGCCAATAACTGGGGCGACATCCAGGGCAAGGTCGCGGCGGTCTGGGCCTGGTTACAGCCGGTCTTGGCGGACCTCGGCGCGCGGCTGTCCCAGTTCTGGACCGACATCCTGCCGCAACTGAGCGCCGCCTGGGAGAGCGTCTCGACCAAGGTGGTCGCGGCGGCGACATGGCTGTGGGGCATGCTGCAAACCGTCTTCGGCGCGGTCGCGGGCTTCCTCGTCGCGCACGGTGATCAGATAGTGGCCGTGCTCGGCGGGGCGTGGGCGCTGATCCAGAACACGATCAACACCTACCTCGGCGTCATCGGTAACCTCATACGCGGCGTCCTCGCGCTGATCAGCGGCGATTGGGATGGCGCATGGGCGTACATCCAGCAGGCCGCGCAGATCGCCTGGAACGGCCTGGTCGCGCTTTTCACCGCCGCCGGGCCGATCCTGCTCGGCGTCCTGGCCGCGATCTGGGGCGGTATCCAGGCCGCCGCCGGTGCCGCCTGGGACGCCATCGCCGGGTACGTGGGCAGCAAATTCTCCGAGATCGGTACGACAATCCGCGACCGGCTGACGCAGTACAAGAACGATACGGGGCAACAATTCTCCGATCTGGGGACGGCGATCCAGGACAAGTTAGCCGCGATCGGCACGGCTATCGGCGGCAAATTCTCCGCGATCGGGACCACCATCCACGATCGCGTGGCGCAATACCTGGTGGACACCGGGCAGCAGTTCTCCGACATGGGGACTGCGGTGCGCGACACGTTGACCACCATGAAGAACGATGTCGGGGACCGCTTCTCGGCGCTCGGCGCGGCCATCCGAGGCAAGCTCGACGACATCCAGGGCTGGTGGCGCGACCGCTGGACCGCCGTGTCATCGTTCGTCTCCGGCATTTGGGACGGCATCGTGCGCGGGGTGACGGGGGCGCTGGGGGATCTGTGGTCCGGCGTGACCGGCAAGGTCGCCGATCTGCGCTCCTGGCTCAACGACCGTTGGGCCGACATCAAGGCGACCGCGCTGAATGCCTGGAATAGCATGGTCGGGCAGATCGTCCAGGCGGTGATCAATCTCGGCGTGACTATCCTGATCGAGCTTGCCAAGACCGAGGCACTCTTGCTGGCGATCTTCGTCCGTATCGCCAGGAACGGCCTCGACAAGGCCACGGACCTCTACAACTGGGTCACAGGCAAGGTGGGCGACCTGGCATCATGGGTCGGCGGGAAGATCGCGGACCTCCGCGACACGCTCGGCGGCCTGTGGGATAGCGCCTACACCAAAGCGGCGGGCGTCTGGGCGACCCTCTGGAAGACGGTCACGCAGGCGGCGAGCGACGTGCGGGACGATCTGACCGCGCGTATCACCACGGCGCGGGACTGGCTGACGGGGCTGTGGAATAGCATCTATACCAAGGCGACGCAAGCCTGGAGCGGGGTGCGCGATTTCGCCGCGCAGATCGCCGCCGATATGCAAGCCAAAATCACCGGCCCGATCGACGCCGCGAAAGCATGGCTCGATGGCACATGGAATAGCATCTACACCAAGGCAACGAGTGCCTGGGACGGCGTCCGCTCCTGGCTGCTGCAAACCGCCGCCGAGATGCAGTCGCGCATCACCGGGCCGATTGACGTGGCGAAGGCGCTCCTGGACACGGCCTGGGGGAGCATCTACACCAAAGCGACCGACGCCTGGAATGGGGTGCGCTCCTGGCTGTTGCAGACGGCGGGCGACATGCAGGCGCGCGTGACCACGCCGATCGACGCGGCCAAGGCAATGCTCGACACGACCTGGGCGAATATCTACCAGAAGGCGATCGACGCCTGGAACGGCGTCCGGCAGTGGCTGTGGGATACCGGGTCCGATCTGCGCGATCGGATCACCATGCCGATCACCTCCGCGAAAGACGCACTCATCGGCACCTGGCAGAACATCTATGACACGGCCACCGGCAAGTGGGGCGACCTGAAAAAGCTCCTCTGGGACAACGCCGGGAATATGAAAGACGCGCTGCTGTCACCCTTCAACGGGGCAAAGGACGCCATCGGCGGGATCGTCAACGCCTTCGGCAACGGGATCATCAATTCGCTCAATGGCGCGGGCGACCGGGTGCGCAAGTTCGGGGACGGGGTCCGCAGCATCATCAACTGGATCGCGGAACGGCTCGGCGCGGGCGGCATAGCGGATCAGTCGCCGTCGTTCTCCCTCCCCGGCCTCGCGACCGGCACGCGCAACTGGGGCGGCGGGATGGCCTGGGTCGGCGAGGGGCCGGGCGGCGCGGGCGCGGAACTGGCCTACCTCCCGCGCGGCGCGCAAGTCCTCCCCCACCGCGACTCGATGGCGCTGGTGCGGCAGGGCGTGGTCACCGCGCCGCAATCCGGCCCCGCGCTGGTCCCCGGATTCGCGGGCGGACTGGACGCGCTCGGCGGCATCTTCGGCGTGCTGCAGAAGGGCGCGGGCTGGCTCTACGATCAGGCGAAAGGCGCGGTCGGACTCGGCGACCTGAGTTTGCCGGGCGCGCTCGGCGACATCGGCGCGAAGATGGCCGGGAAGGTCAAGGATTGGGCGCTCGGCTCGATCGACAAGATGCTGAAGGCGGCGACGCCGAAAACCCCGATAGGCGGGGCGAGCGGGGAGTACATCTTCCCGGTCCCCGGTTACGAAAATTCGTTCGGGCCGCATTGGGACGGCTCGCCCTCCGCCGCCGACATCATGTCCCCGGAGGGGTCGCGCATCGTCGCGACCCGTGGCGGTCGGGCGAGCGGGCCGATGGAATTCCCGCTCGGCGGCAACACCATCACCGTCTACGGCGACGACGGACTCCAATACTACTACGCTCATATGCGCGACCCGGCGAGCGTGTCCGGGGCGGTCGCGACGGGCCAGCAACTCGGCTGGGTCGGTCGCACCGGTAACGCCTACAAGGGGGGCACGGGTGCCCCACACCTCCACATCGGTATCGGCCCGGAGATCACCTCGGCGGGTGACGGCGGCTCATTCGATGCCTACAACCTCCTGCGCGACATCGCGGGCGGGAAGTACGCGACCAAGACGGGGCCGGGCGACGGCTCGGGGCCGTTCACCGGCAACGGCTCGACCGTGGTGGACGCCATCCTCGGCAAGGTCGGCAACGACAGCTACACCGGACTGGCGATGCTGATGGGCAGCCACATGGAGGGCGGTTGGGGTCCGACGTTCGGCGCGGGGGACAACGGCCAGAGCTTCGGCCCGTACCAGATTTACACCGTGGCCCATCCCGGCGTCAGCCGCGCGCAGGCGGAAGACCCGGTGTGGGCGACCGATTTCATGTACGCCGACTATCGCGCGGCCACGCGGCGCGGCGACCTCCCGTGGGGCACCGATCCCGCCTACGCGGGCGCACGCGCGGCCTATTACGCCGAGCGCCCGCGAGACATGTACCCCGGCGACCGGATCGCGGGCGCGTGGGGGGATAGTCGCGGCATCGTCGGCATGGCCGATGGCGGCGTGATCACCGAGCCGATCGTCGGGCGCGGCCAGCGCTCCGGGCGCTCCTACACGTTCGGGGAGAACGGCAAGGAGGCGATATTCAACGCCGATCAGCTGGCGGCGCTGTCCCCGCGCTCCGAAAAGGGGGGCGACACGCACATCGCCAACTACACCATCGTCTCCTCGACGCCGGAGATCACGGTCGACCAATTGAAGCGCGAGGAGCGGCGAGAAGCGAGGTTGCGTGGCTATCGGTAACGCGGTGGAGCCTACACCAGGGTTGCGGGAGTTCCGCTGTCGGCGCTGCGGTCGGCTCCTGTGTCGGCACGCAATCACCGCAGGTGTGCTGGAAATCCTCTGCGAGCGCCCGCGCTGCAAGACCCTGAATGTGCTGGTCGCGGGCCAACCTACGACCGTCACGACCGGCGCGATCGAGGCGTCACCGCCGTTGTACGCTGTCACCTGATTGACAAGCGGACAGGACGATCCATAATCCCTCCTCACCGGCACTTGCCGGGCATACACGGAAGGGGAGGGCGGCAATGGCTCGGCGTGTCAGTATTGGTGTCATCGCGGCGCTCCTGCTCTTGTCCGGCTTCCCTGCGATCGGTGCGGTGCAGGCCGCACCGATCGCCTGGGTCGAGCCGCCATCCGGCCCGCCCGGAACCACATTCAATATCTATGTCAGCGGGATACCGGCCTATGCTCGCCTGACCTGTCGCGTATCCGGCCCGGATGGTCGGCAGATCGGGCTCGGCCCTTGCCTGGGCGAGGCGAACGGGCGCGGTGGTCTGGTGACGCGATTCATCACCGGCGAGGGTTACATCGCCGGCGGCACCTATACCGTCAATTTCTATGACGAGGCGGGCGCTTTCGTAATCGGAACGACCTTCGACGTGGTACTCCCGGAGCAAAGGTGCTTCGCCGAAACCGGACAATGTATGCAAGGCCGCTTCCTACGCTACTGGTACGCACGCGGCGCGTTACCTTTCAATGGCTATCCCCTGAGCGGCGAATTCATGGAACGGCTCGATGATGGTCGCGAGTATCGCGTCCAGTATTTCGAGCGAGTGCGCATGGAGTATCACCCCGAAAATAACCCCCCGTTCGACGTGTTGCTCGGCCAATTCGGACGATCCATCCACCCCGCCGATCCCCCCGTTCCGCAGAAGGGCAACGGCTTGTACTTCCCGCAGACCGGCCATAACGTCGAGGGAGCCTTCCGCAATTTCCTCGGTGGTGTCAATGAGGTCGGCTTAGGCGTTGAGTATTTCGGCTATCCGATCAGCGAGGCATTCACCGAACGTTTAGAGGACGGCAACATCTACACCGTGCAATATTTCGAGCGGGCGCGGCTCGAAGTGCACCCCGAGATCGGGCCGGGGGCGGTCCTGCTCGGTCAGTTCGGGCGACGTGTCTTAGGGGAAGCAAGGCGCTGATGGGGTAACGGGAGATAGTCAGCGTTGCTGTTTCTTCAAGTCGTGCATCCGGCGGTGTAATGCCGCGCGCCCTTCATTCGACAGATTGTGGTCGCTCCCTCGATCGCGCCCTTTCTTAGAAAGAGGGAGGCTGGGCTTTGCGCAACAATGCGATCGTGGCATCGCGATAGAGGTAGTGATGGATGGCGCGTACTTGCCGATTGCCCCCGTAATACAACACCCCAACGGCGGTGTTACCTTGCGGATGGGAGAGTCCGCCGTTCGCCGCGCCGACGCCGCGCATGTGTTCCCGCCAGCGAAGGATGAACGGCATGGACCCGATAACATTCATGTGCCAGACTTGACGATAAACCCCGACATGTCCATCGCCGTCGAAGTAGCCCCGCAAGTAGTGGCGAAGCAGATCGCCGGTCAATTCGGGCCACCCTTGGGTGAGCGATTTGCGCGCGGTAACGCCGTGGCGGAGTAGGGCGTCGGGCAAGCAATCCCCCCAGATATTGAGGCACGCCGCTTGGTAGACGCGACCTTTGAGGGTGTGTCGTCGAATGGCAATCGGATTGTCTGCCCCCATAGCTTCGCGGAAAAGTCGGACATGCGCGATGTCCTTTATTCCCAGCGTCACCGTCAATCCCGACCCTTTCTTCCCGCGTCGCGTGACGCAACCATCGGCGGCGACGAAACCGAGCCAGTACGCCTTTGCCTCGCTGTCGATCACATCGAAGAATGTCCGGTCGTGCTTATATCGAGGCCGGGCATGGGCGGGGCGCAGCCCGAGCGCCCCGTGTGTGCGCAACACCCGCCCGATGACATCCTCCGACACTTCGTGCTTCGCGGCGAGTTCTTTCCAGGTGTGCCCCCCGGAGCGATACTCCGCGACGATCGCTTGCTCATCCACGCTTACGTTCTTCCCGATTCGATGGCGGGCGTCCGCGTCGCGCTTGGGCAGTTTCAACACCTTCGCCCGCTTGGCGATCGCACCCCACGAGCGCCCCGGCAGCGACCTGAGCAATTCGTGCGTCTCCGCCGTCCTGTACCGCTCGGAGAGTAGTCGGTCCTGCTCCGCCGTCCAGCGTGGGGCGTCTAGGTTGCTGCGCCACGATTCCAGTTTCGCCATCGTCGCTCTCCCTCCATCAGCAAGTATACGGGGCGGCGGCACCAGTGCCGCCGCCCCGGTCGCCTCGATTTGCGCCACGGGATACTCGTAGTCGTAGTGCGCGGTGGCCTTCTGGCAGGCGACGAAGAGCGCGATGCAGTCGGTCGGGTCCAGTTCCACGGTCAGCGTCAGCGGGGCGACCTTGACGATCTTCATGACGCCTTCCGATCCGTGGGCAGGATGCCCCACTCGCGGCGCACGGTGGCGAGGTCGAAGGCACCGGCGAGCGGCGGGGCGAGCATGCCGATCGCCTGTCCCACCAGGGCATAGCTATCGAACAGATCGGCCAGCGTGCGGTACACGGTCGCCTCGATCCGCTGCTCCTGGGTCACGCCTTTGTCGCCATCGTCGGTATACTCGGCGGTCATCTGGCAGGCATGGGCCAGCAACAGGCAGTCGTCGGGGGCGAGGTAGACGGTCAGCGCGCTGCCGGTGGTATCCACGATCTTCACGGTCCATCCTCCATCATCAATGCGGCCCAGGACGGTACAGGCGCGCGGCGGGCCTTGGCGGGACACCGCCGCGCGCGACAACGATCAGGCGGCGAGGGGGAGGGCCAACAGGTCGGCGCGGGCGGCGGAACGGCGTCGCCGCCATTCGCACCGCGCCGCCGTCAGGGCGATCACGTCCTCACCCCGCGCCTTGCCGATCCGCCCCCGGTAGGTCGCGACGCAGAGGGCGTGCTTGGCACCGTAGCGGGCGAGCTGGTCATCGGTGAGCCAGCGAACGGCGAGCATGGCCGGGGAGGCGAGCCACGCGGCGGCGGCGTGGTCGGCGTGCCAGCAGGCTCGCCCGCACTCCGTGCCCCGGCAGTCGCAGAGGGTCGCGCCGGTCGTCGTGTCGAGAGCGACGGTGTTGACGCGGGCCGCGTCGTGCGCGGACGCGGCGAGGAAGGCGACGATCCCGCTGTGGTCGTCGCAGCCGTGCAGGGCCAGTTCGGCGGAGCGGTGGAGCGGGGCGGTCCGGGCGGTCATGGTACACTTGCTCCTGTTCTGGGACTTCGGTCCCGGTTCATTCGATGCCCTTAGCGGTTCGTCCTGCAAGTTGGACCGCTAGGGGCATTTCCGTTTTCATCACCCCTTGGTGATATACTGATGATATCATTTACTTGGTGTCCTGTCAATACCTTCAAGATATCTTTACAAAATAAGAGTGATATCATATACTCAGCTAGAAAGGAGGTGGTCATGTCAGCTTCGGGCGTTATTCGGTATTTGCTGCGGCTTCCGAGGGACTTGCACGAAGCGGTGCAAGCGATAGCCGAGCGCGAGCATCGGTCGCTCAACGCACAGATCGTCTACATCTTGGAGCGGTTTGTAGCAGAGGATCGCGGGGAAGAACCCGACGCGGGAAAAGCGGCGGCGTGAAGCAACCACGCCGCCGCCGATAGAGGTAGCTGCTTTACGGCCAGTTCCAAGGCCGTCCGTAAAGCAGCCAGAGTGTAACAGAGGTAGGCATGAGCGTAGAGGACGAATCGGCCATCAGTTCGGTCGAGGCCGCTGTATTGGCCGATCAGGAAGCGATCATCACGCAGGGGCTCAAAACGTTCTACGCGGTCGGTACGGCGTTACTGACCATCCGTGATCAGCGACTCTACCGAGAGGATCACGGTACTTTCGAGGATTACTGTCAAGGGCGGTGGGGGATGACGCACCGCAACGCCAATTACCTTATCGGCGCTGCGACCGTCGTAGACGATTTGGGAAACACGTTTCCCATCCTGCCCTCGAATGCGCGACAGGCCAGCCCGCTCGCCGCGCTCCCCCCCAAGCAACGCGCCGCCGCGTGGCAGGAGGCCGTGCAGACCGCACCTGAGGGGAAGGTCACGGCGGCGCATGTGGCCGCGACCGTGCGCGACATCCTGCATCCGCCCGCATCCGAACCGGAGGAAGCGTCGTTCACCTATCCCGCACGCGACGAAGCGGAGTGGCACACATCAGGCGATGCAGCGCCCGCTTACGCCGCCATCCCGCGCGTCAATCCCGACACGCTGCGCCACTTCCCGGCGCGACCATCGCTCGTGCCTGCCCCGACGCCGACCCCCGAATCCGAACCGGGGGCGTACTCTCGCTATGCCCTCTTGGAGCAGTACAACGGGGCGATCGGGCGCGTGCTGACCGCCGCGCGCTACGCCAAGGATTTGTATCGCCATACGCCCTCGGATGACATGGCCGAACACCTGACCGATCAAGAAGAGTCTGATGACGACGCGATCATCCTCGACTTCACCGCTTGGGTGCGTGCGGTCATCCTCGCGCGGCAGAGCGGCGTCAAGGTCAGGAGGGTCAAGTGAAGCTGCACGCGTTCCTGAAGCCCCACATGACGACGCTCTACCGCGACCAACCCGCTATCACCACCGCCGAAGCCGTGCGGCACCTCTGCACGGTGCTGAACGATACCCCTGAGGGACAGGCATACCTTGACCGTCTGATCGAGATGGGCATGGCCTCGGTGTGGGGCGGGTTCTACGGGCGGCTGCGCCAGGCGGCGCAGCGCCGGATCAAGAAGGCCATCACGAAACGCCAACCGATCAGCGCTGTGACCGATCTGGCTTTGCAGATGAAGTTACCCCTGGCCGATCCCGACTGCTCGCCCACGTTGGCCGAGTGTACCGTGCTGATGATTCGCGAATCGATTCGCTATCTGCGCCAGCATCGCAGCGGATTGGATAGCCAGATCGCATTCTACGAGACGATCGCCACGCAACTCACGATCGCTGGCATGCGGACGGGGAATCCCGATCTCATGGCCGGGGAGGCGGCAGAGATGGGCCTGATCGACTGGCAGACGTTGGCGGCGGCGTAAGTCAGGAAACGACGCGCCACCGGAGCGACTTGGCTCCGGTGGCGCGGGAGGGTGGCATGTGATCGTAATCAATGGCCCAGAGAAGCGCCGCAAGGGGCTAGTAGCGCGACTATACGGTATCGCCGATCTATCGAGCGATCTCTATACCAGCCTCTTGCTTGCCACGGGTGAACATCCGTTTGATCCGATAGTTTTTGAGGCGAACCACGATGCGCTCTTGGGCTGGCAAGCGCAGGCGATTGGCGTTGTCTACTTCCTGCTGTCGCATGACACCGGCAATATCAAGATCGGCTTCACACGTGGTGTCATGCAGCGGATCGCGGAACTAAAAACGGCCACCGCACGCGGGATCACATGCCTTGGTGTGCTCCCTGGCCCCGCACCACTCGAAGCGACGGTGCATCGCGCATTCTCCGACTTGCGTGTCGCCCGCGAGTGGTTCGCTCCGAAACCGCCGCTTGTGTGCTTCATCAACGACCACGCTTTTGGCCTGGACGATCCGCTTATCGCTGGCTTCCTGTACCGCCGTGCAGACGAGTTGCGTACGAGCATGACGAGGCTCGAGTATGAGCGCTATCGCGATCGGGTGATTTCGGCACATGCGGATTTCGGGGTGAAGATCGAGCAGATTAGGATGATCGATCGTCTCTGGCACTCAGACGGCATGGAGCACATGCAACCTGTGGGGGAAGTGCTAGAGTCCGCCAACAAGATGCCAAGCTGATCGATTGGCTCGGGCGCTACGCGCGGGCGGGCGACATCCGGGCGATCATCGCCCTGATCGATCGGGTGCGTCTCACCAACCCGAAGGTCGGCAGCATCGGCGCGGCGCTGCGCTTGGGCGGGGCCAGCATCAGCGCGATCATGGAGGACGCGGCGTAATACCCACTCGATCAGCGCAACACAAAGCCGCCCGCCTCACACCGAGGCGGGCGGCTTTGCCTATTGTTCTGAGGCTTAGCGCAGATGGTTGAAGTTGATGGCCGGAAGACCTCGATCGTGGAGGAGTCGCACGAGGTCGAAATCGTCTGAGAGAACGAAGGCGTGCCGACGATGGGCGATTTCCTCGATACTGGCATCGGTCAGGCCGAGTTGCCCGAATCCGCGCAATTTCGCGACCTCGCTGCTGCGCGGGTAGCGCTCGGCCAGGATGGTGATCAGTGCCCGAAACGTGGCGAAGAAGGCGGCACGTTCGTCGTCGTAGGCGGCATAAACCGCCAAGTTACTCACCTCTCCCAGGATAGCCGGTGTGGTGATCAGCCGATCAAAGCGCGCGACGAACTGGTGCAGGGTCTGGAAATCATTTGCTGTGAACTCTCGGAGCCTCCTCCGTGTGCCGATCCATGCCGGGTCATGCTGCCCGGCGACCAGCACGAGGAGAAGGTTGGTATCGAGGAGGAGCCCGCTTTCCCGGAAGCGCGGCACGAGTCGCGCCGCATCCTCATCGTTCACCGCTGCGTCGCCGTCGCGCGCATCCGCATTTCCTTGAACCGCCCGGTTTGACCATCGAGCACGATCACCTGATAGACACGGGTGCTGCGTGCCTTCGGGAACAGGCCAGCCAGCGCGCCGGTCGGAACGGGCGTTCCGGGTAGTTCCTCCACGGGCACATCGTAGCCGTAGGTGATGAGCCATTCGTCGGCGTTGTCGTGGTGGCGCACTTCTTCGAGGCGAATGTTATAGATTTTCGCTTCCTCGATCGCCATGATGCTGACGAGGGTGTCCCGCGCTTTGCGAAGTGCCGTCGCGACATCGATTCCTTCAGGTTGCTCTTCGATCGCACTCATGCTTTCCTCCCGGTATCGACAACTTGTCATGGGCGTATGATACCCCGAACGCCCCCGTCTCGGCGTGAGGCGGGGGCGTCCGCGTCGGCGCACGACGCGGGTATGCGGTTGACATAGTGTTCCCCCGCGCGCTATCCTACGAGCAGACCCGCAGCGATGGGCAGGGACGTAGAACCGCACCGACGGTCAGTCCGGTGTGATACGCGCGTCCCTCTGGTTGCGGGTTTGCCATGTCCGTCGCGTCGTTCCCCGCGATCCCCACTCCTACCCCCATCCTCGCTGGATCGGCGGAGCGGCTGTTGCCGCCCCCCGCGTATAAGCGCGCCCGTTTTTCCGGGCTAACCACCCGCCAGGGCGGCTGGCCGGGCCAGACCGGCGTCACGACCGGGATGGCGCGCGACTTCGCGATCTTCGACTCGAAACAGCACGGCATCGACGCCGCGCTTGACAACCTGACCTATTACAAGGGCCTGTCGCTGCGGCAGACAGTAGCCAAGTGGCTCACGGGCGACCCGAACGCCACGGCGGACGAGAAGTACACCGTCAAAGACTATCTCAAATTCGCTGAGGAGACGATCAACACGCTCGGCGGCAGCTACGACCCCGACGCGCTGCGCTTCGCCGATGGCGGCGTGATCACCGAGCCGATCGTCGGGCGCGGCCAGCGCTCCGGGCGCTCCTACACGTTCGGGGAGCGCGGGCCGGAGGGGATCTTCAACGCCGATCAGCTGGCGGCGCTGTCCCCGCGCTCCGAGAAGGGGGGCGACACGCACATCAGCAACTACACCATCGTCTCATCGACGCCAGAGATCACGGTTGATCAACTGAAGCGCGAGGAGCGCCGCGAGGCACGGTTGCGCGGCTACGGTCGCTAGGCGCAAGCCAACAGGAGGACACGATGACGTTCGTCAACAGCTATCCCAACAAGGCGACCCCGGTCAACGCGGACAAGATGCTCGGCACCGACAGCGTCGATGGCAGCACGAAAAACTTCACGATGGCCGCGATCGCGGGCCTATTGTCGGCGCAAGGCCCGGCGGGGCCGACCGGAGCAACCGGAGCAACCGGAGCGACGGGTGCCACCGGCCCGGCGGGGAGCGCCGGTGCCGCGCCCGCGCCGGTCACGGTCACGGCCAGCGCCACCGTGACGACCGCGCAGCGGACCATCCTGGTCGATGCGACCGGCGCGGCGCGGACGATCACCCTCTACACCGCCGTGGGCAACGCGGGGCGGGAGGTGCGCGTGAAGAAGATCGCTGGGGCGAACGCGGTCACGATCGCCGCCGCGAGCGGCGAGACGATCGACGGCGTGGCGACGCTTGCGCTCACCGGGATCAACGACAGCTACACGATCGAGAGCAACGGGACGGCATGGTTCGTCGTCTAATGTCGGCGCGCGCGCCAGGAGGATCGCGATGACCTATCTGCCGACCCTACTCGCCGCCGGGGGCCGGGGCGTCGCCGTCCCCTACGCGGCGACGATCACGCCGGACCTGTCCGCCCCACTCAATCTCGTCGGCGCGCTGACCGGCCCGGCGACGATCGCCAACGTCACCCCGGCGAGCGGGCAGGGGCGGCTCGTGCTGGTCTTCCAGCAGGACGCGACGGGCGGGCGGGCGCTCACGTGGGGCAGCCTCTATCGCAATGCCCCGCAGCCGGGGCAGGCCGCCAACGCCCTCGACGCCATCGAGTTCATCTGGAACGGCAGCGCCTGGGTCACGGGCGCGGCGGATGTGGCGACCGCGGGCGGGGGAGGTAGCACCCCCGCATGGTGGTCGTCGCTGACGCTCGGCAGCGGGGCGACCGCCGCGCAAATCGCGACGAACACCACCGCGATCCGGCAGCAGATCGACGCGGCGGCAGCGACGACGATGATCGGCATGCAGTTCCAGGATGGGACCGGCGGCTATCTGGCCGGGGCGACCGCGCCGGGCGGCGGCGAAGTCAGGCTCCCGGCCGGCGTGATCGCCGTCACGAACTTGATCCTGGGGCACCGCGTGGCGCTGGTCGGCCAGGGCTGGGGCACGGTCCTCTACCAGGCGTCCGCTTCGACCGGCCCCGTGGTCAGGAATCGTCGCGACAGCACCGGCCACGCGGCCTACTGCCAGGTACGCGACCTGACGATCCACGGCAACGCGGACGGCCAGACGGCGGCCAACGACGGCATCCTCTGGCAGGGTGATACCACGTTCACGTACACCAGCACGCTCGACGAGGACTGGGATATCCATTGCCTCATCCAGAACGTGCAGATCATCCGGTGCAAGGGCAGCGGGCTGCACACGCAGGGCTCGGGCGAGAACCAGGCGCGCGGCTTCTTCATCCGCTCCTGCGACGGGATCGGGCTGTGGGCGGAGGGGTACGACTCCTGGTTCTCGGACTTCTCGATCGCGCACAGCGGCCTGCAAGGGCTCAAGGCAGACGGCGACTCCAACCGCTTCGCCAACGGCAAGGTGTGGTACTCGGGCCGGATCACCGCCGGCAGCGGCCACGGCTACCACCTCACGCTCGACACGGGGGAGCTGACCAACTGCGAGGCGCAGGACAATACCGCGTGCGGCTTCCTCTTCGATTTCGCGCACAACCTCGCCTGCGCGGGCCTGAAAGCCGACAGCAACTCGCGCAACAGCCCCGGCGCGTATCCGGGCTTCGACCTCTACGGCTGCGGCTTCGTGACGATCGCCGGGGCGAGCGCCTCGAATCGCTACAACGCGAGCGGCCCGACGAGCGCCAACAACCAGCCACAGACGGTCGCGCTCCGCCACCGCAACGGCGACGGGGCGAACGACATCGGCCTGACGGCGGGCACGGGCGTCTGGGGCACCGTGACCGCGATCAGCGGCGACTCCGTGCGGGACACCTCGTATATCCGCGTCAATGGTACGGTGATGCCCTGATATTCCCACCCATAAGGAGGCGAGCATGGTACTCAATCCGCGCGGGCGCTACGTCGCGGGCGGCACCGGCATCCCGGCCTCGCCGTTCGTCCGCCGCCAGGGCGCACGCCTGACCCGCAACGGCCAATACTTCCGCTTCGTCGGCGCGAACATCGCCAACGCCGCCGGGTCCGGCCCGGTCGGTGGCGAGCGCCAGTGCGGCCCGTCGATCGCGGACACCGCCGACCTGCGCGGGCGGTTTCGCCGTCTCGCGGAAACCGGGGCCACCGTGGCCCGCGTCTCGTGCTACCGGGGCTACGTCTACGGCAACGGGGCGACCGCCGACTGGACCGGCCTCGACCGCTGCGTGGCGGCGGCGGAGGAGTACGGCCTGAAGCTGATCTGCACCCTGGAAGATCACTGGGGCCACTGCTTCGGGGACACCGCGAAATCGGCCACCTGGTATGCGACCACCTACGCGGGGACGCCGGACGACGGCTACCCGGTCAACTACCGTGCCCACGTCGCCAACGTCGTCGGGCGCTACGCCAGCAGGACCGGGATCATGGCCTGGGAGTGTATCAACGAGCCGCAGTCGTCGTCGGCGACGGTCCTGCTGCCCTTCATGGCCGACATCTGCGCCTTCATCAAATCCCTCGACCCGAACCATCTGGTCGCGCCGGGCGTGGCCGGGCTGGGCGATGCGGGCGTGGGCGTGGCGACCTACCGCGCGATCCACGCGCTGGCATCCGTCGACCTGCTGACGAGCCACCGCTACGACACCAACAACGGCGAGAACAACAACGCCCTGGAGGGGGTGCCGCTGCGCGAGGTCTCCCCGCTGGACCTCCAACTGTTCACGCAGGACAACGGCTACACCTTCGTCGGCTACGGCTACGGCCAGGCGCTGGCGCGGCGCTGGCAGACGCTCACCGGGGTCGTGGCGACCGGGACCGCCCCGTACCAGCAGTCCGGGATCGTCCTCGGCGGCGGCGGGCGGGCGTCCGCCGATCTCTTCGTCGGGGATGTCTACATCGACGAGTTTCGCGTCGGCACGCGCACGGATACCTACGAGGCCGTCGCGATCGGCACCACGCCGACCGGGCTGCAATTCGGGGATCGGGTCACGGCGGCGACGGTGCAGGCGTCGCCGGTCGGGGCGAAGGGGGACCGTTGCCTCCGCGTGACGCTCGGTCCGCAGGGGGCCGGGTCGGCGGATGGCTACGTGCGTACCGGCCCGGACGCGGCCATCGTGGCGGGGGCGGCGATCTCGGCGCGCCTCTGGGTCGACAACGCCGCGCCGACCGTGCTGTCCGACGACAGCGTGGCGGCGACCCTCTGGCTGGGCCGCGCGCTCGCCAAACCGGCCTACATCGGGGAGACGGGGATGACGATCCTCGCGGCGACGGGACACGAGACGGAGACGCGCGCCTCGCGGGCGACGAAGCTGGAGCGGAAGATCGCCGCGTTCCTCGGCGCGGGCGGGGCGGGGGTGTTGGTCTGGACGTGGACCCCCGACGAGGCCGACGATCAGAACATCTACGGCGGCGACCCGCTCGTGGCGGCGCTGCAACGCCAGGCGGCGGCGCTGTGATGGGGCGGGTACCGCGGTCAACGACCCCCGGCTAAAGACCGGGGGCTTGTCCCTGGCACAGTGCCGAGACAATAGGCGGGCTGACAGCCGCCCTCGATAGGTAGTCCTGGCGGATATTCAGTGAGGCGTTATGGTCGGCGTTGCAGACGAAGCCACACGAGACGCAGCGGAAGTCGGCTTGGTTCGGGCGATTCGCCCGCTCCCGATGCCCGCACGCGCTACATTTCTGGCTGGTGTAGCGCGGATCGACGTAGGCGACTGCCACGCCGCGCGCCTGTGCCTTGTACACCGCGAACGCCTGCAATTGCGCGAACGACCAGGAGTGCAGCCGTCGCCGCTGTTGCTTGCGGGCCTTGGCCCGCCCCCGAATATCCGTCAAATCCTCGAAGACGAGTGTCGCTCCGGGTTGGACGCTCGTGACGAGACGCTTGGACAGGACGTGATCGCAGTCGCGCCGAAACCGTCCCTGCTTGCCGGACAGCCTTTTCAGGTGTCGCTTGGCGCTGCGGGTGCCTTTGGCTTGCAATCGTCGCCTGAGATTGTGTGTGCGCTCCTCGACCGCCTGCCAGTGTTCGGAGCCATAGTGGTTCCCGCGCGAATCGGTGGCGGGATGGATGATGCCGAGATCGACGCCTACCGTCTCGGTAGTCGGTTCGCTGGCAGGCGTCGGGGCGGTGACGACCACGTGCAGCCACCAACGGCCCTGATGGTCGCGGAACAGGTCGGCGCTGGCCGTGCGCCAGTCGGCGTAGCGCCGATGGTAGGGGGAGAGGCGGAACGTCACGACCTTGCGCCCCTGTGTGGTCAGCAACGAGGCCGTACCGGCGGGAAGGTTGACGCGGTAGGAGCGGGCGTCGTAGCGGATCGGGCAATGGTCGGACTGCGGCAGGGACGGCAGATGGCGCTTGTCCTCGGGGCGCTTCATCTCCTTCACGGTCAGCGCCCTGGCCGACTTCAATGCCTCGGTGGCCTTCACGCGCGCGGCGCAGACCAGTTGCGCGGGGAGTCCTGTCCTGGCTCGCTCGGGATAGTACGTCGCCTTGTGCAACTCCACGCCATTGGCGATACCCGCAGTCCACCCCGCCGCCGCAACGACGTTGAACGAGGACGTATACAGCGCCACCGTCTCCGCGAATAACGCGGCGGTGTCGGCATCGGGAAGGAGTCTGAGTCGCACGGTACGCTGCATATCCATGTTCATATATTACTACGAGTATCGGCGCTTGACAACGGCACCGCTTTCCTCTCCCGGTTGAAACCGGGAGTATCCAGCGGAGAATTTCGATGAGCGCCACGATCCTCACCGACCACCTGGGCAATCAACTCACCGCGAGCGATGGCACGATCCTCGTGGACGGAAGCACCCTGCCCCCGCCCCCCCCGGCACCGGCACCTCCGCTCGGCGGACTGTCGGTGCTCGACCCCGATGGCATCGAGCACAGCCTGATGGACGGCTATCCGCTCTTCGTCCTCCTGGGCCTCGAAGGGCTGCACATGCCGCCCGTGGACCTGATCGCCGAGAACGTGCCGCGCCAGCCGGGCGGGCGACTCAGGGAGGTGCGTTTCCTGGCGCGCGAGATCGACGTGCCGCTCCGGCTCCTGGCCGCGACCCCCGCCGCGCTCGCCGCATCCGTGCGGACGTTGCTCGGCTGGTTCAACCCGACGCGCGCCGTCGCGCCCGTGCTGCGGTTCACCGCGCCGGACGGGGCGCAGCGCGAGATCGCCGTGCGCTACGTCAAGGGGCTCGACTTCAACGACGACTTGGGCGCGTGGCGCACCGACCGCCGCACCACGCTCGTGCTGCGCGCCTACGACCCGTTCTGGTACGACCGCAACGAGCGCATCGGCAACTACCGCCTGGGGGAGTGGCGAGAGTTATTCTTCCCCCTCCCACCCCTGCGCCTCACGCCCTCGACAGTGTTCGCCGGACCGACGATCGCCAACGACGGCGATGTGGAGGCGTGGCCGGTCTGGACGATCGCGGGGCCGGGCGTCAACCCGACGATTCGCAATGTGACCACGGGCAAGGCGCTGACGCTGACCGGGACGCTCGTGGCTGGGCAGACGCTGACGATCGACACCCGCCCGCGCACCGAGCGCGCGCCGTATGGCAAGACGCTGCGCTTGCAAGACGGTGCCAACTGGCTCCCCAACCTCGCGCCCGGCTCGGCGCTGTGGCCGCTGGCGCGCGGGGCGAACGCGGTGCAGATCGAGTTGACCGGGGCGACCGCACAGAGCGCGGTGTCGTACAGCCTGCGCCCGCCATACCTCAGCGTGTAGGAGCGTGACCGTGGCCGAGTACACCATCTATCTGCGCGATAGCAGCCTGCGGCGCGTGGCCGTGATCGAGGATTACGCGGAATTGTCGCTCCTCCTGTCATTCAACGCGCCCGGCGGCTTCGACTTCACCGCGCCCGCGAGCACGATCGCGGGACTCCTGACGCCGGGTGCGGGGATCGTCATCGAGCGCGACGGCGTGCCACTCCTCTCCGGGCCGATCGACGCGAAGCGCCGCACCTGGGCGCAGGACGCCGATCACCTGATCCTCTCCGGACCGGATGACACGATCGCGCTGTCCGACCGTCTGGCGTTGACGGTGCCGGGTGCCGCGCCCAACGCCGCCGGGATGGCCTACGCCGCCGCCGCCTACGACGTGCGGACGGGCGCGGCGGAGACGGTCATGCGCGCCTACGTGGACGCCAACGCGGGGCCGGGCGCGCGTCCCGAGCGCGCGGTGCCGGGGCTGCGCCTCGCGCCGGACCTGGGACGCGGGGGGACGATCACGGGGCGGGCGCGCTTCGACGCGCTCGACGAACTGCTGCGCGATCTGGCGCTCGCGGGCGGCGACCTCGGCTTCCGCGTGGTCCAGGCGACCGACGCGGCGGCGCGCGAATTCCAGGTCTACCCGACGCGTGACCTGACGAGCAGCGCCGTCCTCAGCCCCGAGTACGGCAACCTCCGCGCCTACGACTACCGCGAGGGCGTGCCGCCCGGCACCTACGTCTACCTGCTCGGCGGCGGCGAGCTGAGCGCACGCGCGGTCATCGAGGGCGGGGACGTGGGGGCGCTCGCCGCCTGGCGCAGGCGCGAGCAGGCGGTCGACGCGCGCAACACCACCGACGTGGGCGAACTGACGACGCAGCTTCGCAAGGAATTGCTGGATCGCCGCGCCGACGTGGGGCTGAGCGTCACGCCGAGCGACGGGCCGGGACTGGCGTTCGGCGTCGATTACGGACTCGGGGATCGCGTCACGGTCATGGTGGATGGCGTGCCGATCCGCGAGGTGGTGCGCGAGGTGCGGATTACGCTGGACAGTCAGGGCGGCGAGACGATCGTGCCGAGCGTGCTGTCGCCGGGCGCGGTCGCGCCCACCGTGGACGCGTTCTACGCCCGGATAGCGCTATTGGGCGAACGTTTGGGACGTCTGGAAAGGATGAAATAGGATGCCGAAGCTCGCTATCCCGTTCGCCGATAGCCCGATCATCGACGACATCCAGTGGCGGCGCATGGCGCGGCTCTGGCGCGGCGACGGGGTCATCCACCCCTCCGTCGTCTCCACCGCCGCCTACGCGCCCGCGCTGATCGTCACCGCCGACGCCTCGGGCTACAACGTCAAAATCGGTGCAGGCGAGGCGTATCTGGATGGTGGCTACTACGCCGACGATACCCCGCAGCGCACGCTGGTGATCAACCCGCCCGACGCGACGAACCCGCGCATCGATCGGGTCGTGCTGCGCTGGGACGGGCCGAACAAGCTCGCTGATCCCGTTGTTTTGCAGGGGACGCCGGCGGTCACCCCCGCCGTGCCCGCGCTGACGCAGAACCGGGGCGGGCGCTGGGAGGAGGCGCTGGCGCAGGTCCGCGTCAACGTCGGCGTGACCAACATCGCCGCGAGCGCGGTGACGGACGAACGCCGCTACAGCCAGCCCTCGTGGGTGCCGCCGCGCGCCCGCCTGACCAACAGCGCGACACTGAGCACGGCCAACGGTACGGCGACCCCGGTGACGTTCGATACCATCGTCTTCAACGACCGTTTCATCCGCCCCGCCGGGTTCCCCGGGCTGCTCGCGATCCCCGTGACCGGATATTACGCATTCGGCGCGCAGGTCCAGTGGGTCGCCAACGCGACCGGGCAACGGCAGATGGAGATCCGGCGACAGGGCGCGGCGATCCTGCAAGATCGCCGCCTGGCGGTCGCGGACGGCAGCAAGACCGAGATGGCGATCGCCGGGTTCGGGCTCTTCAACCAGAACGACGGGCTGGAGCTCGTCTGCTCGCAGGGGAGCGGCGGGGCGCTCTCGCTCGACATCACCAACGGCCACCCCGCACTCTGGGCGTACCTCGTCAAAGAAGGTGTCTGATGAGCAAGACGCTGACGTATAGCAGGCCGAACCGCCTCGACGCCTTGCAGGACCAATTGATCGCGGCGGGGATCAGGCCGGAGCGCGTGACCGGGCTGGGCGATAGTGTCACGATCGTCGTGCCGGACGGCGCGGACGTGGCGGCGGTGCAGGCCGTGGTGGACGCGCACAACCCGGCGGCGCTCGACGCGGCGACGGCGCAGCAAGCGCAGCAACAGGCGACCACGCGGGCCGCGATCGTCGCCACGGCGCAGGGCGCGGTCGGGAAGCCGCTGGCCGCGCTGACCACGACGGAACGGAACGCGCTGCTCGCGGTGCTGCTGTGGGGGGCGGGGGCGCTGACGCCCGCGCTGACGGTTGCGCCGCTCGACCGCTGGGCCGCTGGTCCGGTGCGGGGCTAGGGGGCGGCGTGGGCGACGCGTTGCCGACCTGCCCGATCTGCGGGGCGACGTGGCGACCGGGCGTGGATCGCTGGGTCGCGCTACGGGCGATGGCGGGATGCCAACCCGCGCGGGGCTGGGTCCATCTGGCACCGCGCCGGGGGAAGCGCTATCAGCGGACATGCACCTACGCGGACGGCATGGCGTTGCCGGACGATGCGCCGCCGGTGGCGCTGGCGCAGGCGGGCGGGCGCAGGGCGGCGTAGGGATCAGGATTCGCCGTCGTCGATCGGCGGGCCGAGGAGCGTCGTCACTTCGGCGACCGCCCGCTGATGCCCGGCGAGCGCCGCATCCCACGAGCTATACCGCTCCTGGTATTCATCGAGCATGGGCAAGGCGACCGCGAAGATCATCGTCTCAAACAGGATCGGTGTGTGTGGATCGGACCTGAAACTGTGATCGATGCCGAGAAAAACCGTGGAGACTTGCGCGGTCAAGTCCCCCCCTTGTCGCCACTCCGTGAGCGCCACGCGCCGCAACGCCGTATCGCGGAACCACGCGCCCCACGCTTCGGTCGATAGTGCGGCGACCGGCTCGCGATCGTGCAAGACGTACAGGCCGTTCATAGAGGTTCTCCTTGCTCGTGGTATCGATGGCTCATCCTCCTGTGCCGTCCGTGGGCCGCGTGCGCGGTCGCCCGCGCGGCTTTCGTTCTCGAATATGGCGATCAATCTCGGCCTCGGTGATCAGTTTCGGACGAGCAGTGCCGGGGAAAGTCACGGCGGCTAGTTTACCGTCGCTGATCAAACGACGGACGCCACCCACGCTGATACGGAGCAATAACGCCGCTTGCTCGATAGTGTAGTAGCCGATCAGTGACGACTCCCCCGGATGAATCCGGAGGCTTCTCGGACCAGCAAGACCATGGTCCTGCTTGACGCCCGACGGCCCCGTCCGGGCCGGTGTACCCCACGAAGGAGGTACGTTTGCACCAGCTGTGGACGCTCGATACGCTTTACCCACCGCGAGCGATTCGGCGGTGGAACCCACCTGAACGTATCCGTTGTCAAGGTGCGTTCTGGTCGGTTGCCCGCCAGAGGGAGCCGCAACGCCGGAGCGTCCGACCTGGGGTAAGTATACCATTTTCCCCAGTACTGACGCCAAAAACGGCACGTTGTCTATCGTCGCGGGGCAGTGCTCCGTATTCCCCTCCCGTATGAATACGGGAGTCCCCTACGGAGGTTTTCTATGGTTCCATGTATTCAACAGGCGGTAGCGGTGGTAGGGGCTGATGTTGAATGTTGTACCGGGGCTTCAACTCACGAATCAGGGTTGCTTCGCGGGCCAGTGCATCTTTGCGTGTCGGACAAGACTCTAACTCAGCGTGCGCTACATCGCTGAACCACGGTTGTACTATGGCGTGGTGCTCTCGCCGTTGCGCCCAGTTTTGTGTAACGCCGATGTAGAGCAAACTGCCGCTGTCTCCATACAACCGATAGACGACGATCTCCTTAGTTGCGGTCGCCACGATCGTTCTCCTCCTCTTCCAGTGCTGCTAGCAGCTCGTCAGGAGTCACCTGCAACGCCTCGCATAGTCGTTTCATCATGGCCGGTCGTGGCCTCGCTGTGCCACGTTCCCATGCCGAGACCGTCTGGTAGCGATCAAGTCCCATACGTTCCGCTAGCTGTGTCTGCGTGAGGAATTGCCGCTCCCTCAGTCGCCGTAGCCCGTTCATTGCCCCTCCGCCTCAATCGTATATTGACAGTATATCACGCGAATATCTTCCGCACAATGTCTTGACAGGCGCATATTTTGGGTGTATTATTAGGACATGAAGAGGGGCGGCACCCGACCAAGAGTATCCGCCCCTCATGTGACCGCGAAGCCACGAAGGAGAGTCTACACCATGACCGCCACACAGACCGCCCGCCCCGCCCTCCGATTCCGCAGCGCCGACACCACGACCGGGATCGTCGCCTACGCCGTGGCGAGTCGGCACGATGCGCGCCGCACCAACGTCGTCAGCCTGGACACGCAGACCGGCAACACGTTTTGCACCTGCAAGGCGGCTGAGTGCTTGAAAGGTTGTTGGCACGAGGCGGCGATCCAGGCGGCGTGGGCGGCGGAACTGGCCGCGCTCGGCGTGGCCTGGATGTCGGACGCGCAACTCATGCGGCTGGGGCGCAAGTCGCGTCTGTGCGTGGACACCTACCGGATCAGGACAGGCCGGAGCCGCATCGAGGATCGGGTGGCTTTGCTGGCGGCTCGGGCAGAGTGGCGGCGAAGGACGCGGCGCGGGCTGATCGAGCGGGACGCACTGCCGGTCGCGGCGTAGGCGTAGGGGAGGATCACGATGTTGACCGAAGAGCAGCGGTATCGGCGATTATACGGCAACACCTGGCCGACGCTCGATTGCTACATGCGTCTCAGTTATGCCGGGCTGTCTCGGCACACGCTGGAAGCGATCACCTCGGCGGCGGCGGAACTCATCGCCGCCGAGGCCGATCATGATGCGGCCAACGAGGAAGCCGCCGAGGTGATGGCCCCGCATGACGGTTATCCGGGGTGGGAACTCTACGCCGTACCGGAGTTGCAACAACTCGCAAAGACGGTCGGCGCGGGTGGTTTCGCGAGCGATTGCGGGCCGGGTTCCGGCGAACTCTGGCCCGCTGGAAAATACCGCAGGTACGCCGCAAAACATCGCGCAGCAGCGAAGCGGATCAGACGGGCATTGTTGGCGGTATGCCTCGCGGATGCGGCGTAGGCACACGACGCGGGGCGCTCCGACCGGCGAGCGCCCCGGCGGGACAGGGGGGGGGGCATGAAAGAGCGACCGATTATCTTCTCAGCGCCGATGGTGTGCGCGATCCTGACTGATGACAAAACACAAACGCGGCGCGTGATCAAAGATGAGCGCATCCTGATCCGTACGAGTGTCATCGCGCCGCAAGAGCCGCTATACCGTGGCGACGAAATCGTCCACCTCTGCCCCTATGGTCGAGTTGGGGACCGCCTGTGGTTGCGCGAGGCGTGGCGGTGGAGCTATCACACCGAGGGTGCCGCCCCGCGTGTCGTCTATCGTGCGACTGCACCCACCGACGATCCCGACGATCGGGGCGCGTGGAAGTCGCCCCTCTTCCTGTCGCGCTCGGACTCGCGCCTGACGCTGTTGATCACCGATATCCGCGTCGAACGGTTGCAGCACATCAGCGAACTGGATTGCGAGGCCGAGTTAGGCGTCCCGGCGTATTCGCTCGGCAATGACGCCTGCCCGCGCTTTCAGGAGACATGGGAGGCGCTCAACGGCAAGCGTGGCTACGGGTGGGAGGCGAACCCCTGGGTTTGGGCGCTCACCTTCCACCGTGTGCCACAGGAGAATCGCGTCGCGGCATGAGGGTTGACGCGTCGTACCTCTAGTCGTACTATTGCTATAACAAACGGATACAAAGCGCTGCGAGAGACAAGAGGCGCTGGGACGGCTGCGAGGGCGGCTGTGTCAGCGCCTTTGTTGTATTTGGCGCACGAACGGGAGCGACGATGCCGGTCGGCGATACCCTGGTCAACCTGATCATCAGCGGCGCGGTCGCGCTCGGCCTCGCGCGCCTGTTGCAGCAACAGTACGAGGCGCGGATCACGGCGATCACGGTCGGCTACGAGGCGCGCATCCTCGACCTCAAGGACCGGGTCGCGGCGCAGTCCGTCAAGATCGACGCGCTCCTCAAATCCAACGACCAACTGGCCGATGCCGCGCTCCTCTCCGCCAACGCCGTGCGCGCGGTCGCGCCGGGGAAGGAGTAGCCATGCCGATCGTGCAGACGCTCGCCGTCGCGCTCGGGCTACTCCTGCTGCTCGGCGGCGCGCTGTGGATGGCGCGGCGCGCGGCGGGGCATGACGGCGCTGCGCCACCCCCCCTGCCGTCGGCGAGCACGGACCTGGTGCCGAACGATCCGCACGTCCGCGACCAGGTGCGCCGGGTGGCGCAGGCGACGGCGCGGAGCGCGACGATCCACAGCGACGCCACGCGCCTCGCCGAACTCCGGCTGGACGCCCTGGACGCGACGATCGGCGCGCAGCAGCGCCGCAAGGCACGGGAGGACCATGACCATGTTCGGTAACCTGCGCGAGACGGCCAACCCGCCCGAGCTGCTGTGGACGCTGACCGGGGTGCTGGCGCTCATGATCAATCTCTGGCTCCTGCGCGACGTGCAGCTCGACGCGCGCGCGCTCGACCGGCGGGGGCAGAACGGGGCGAAGAGAATCGCGGTGCGGACGGCCATCGGCATCCAGGCGGGCCTCACCCTGCCGCAGGTGATCGCGGTGGTGATCGGCGTCCTCTCGATGGTGACGCCCCCGGAGAACCCCGCGCGCCCGGTCACGACCACGCTCGTCGTCGTGACGGTCGGCATCGTGCTGATCGAAGCCAGCCTGACCCTGGTGGCGCTCTTCACGCGGGTCCGTCGCGCGCAACTCCTCGCCTACCTCGAAAGTACCGAGCGGGACGTGAACCACTCACATCACGCCGAGACGATGGCGGAGTTGAGCCACAACACGGATGTCTCCACGGAGGCGCGCGACGCGGCGCAGCAGACCCACGACGAGTTGACGACGGCGCTCCGCGAGAACACGGCGGTGACGATCGAGGCGCGCGACGAGGGCAAGAAGCCGCCCCACGCCGATCGGGAGGGGGACCGATGAGCGGGACCTCACCACCACGCACCGCGCCATTCAGCGACGAACCGTGCCAGTGTTGCCAACGCCACGTGCCGATCCCGCTGCAAATAGAGCGGCACCATATCCACCCTCAGTACTCGCAAATTTTCCTCTGGGGGCGGGTGCGGAACCGTGAAACGGTCCCTTTGTGTCGGTCCAGTCACCGCAATCTGCACATCTATCTGACCGCGCTGATGGCCGGGACACCCTTGCCGCACGTCAACGCCTACACCGCGCGCTACGCCCGCGAGGGCCTGCGCCTGATCACCGCCGCGCACGAGGCGGCGGGCGTGCCGATACCACCAGGAGGGGGCGGCGAATGACCGGATCGACGCTGATCCCGCCGCAACGACCTGGACTCGGCAGGCACCACGCTCCAGATGCGCGCGACCACGCCTTCCTCTTACGGGCGACCGCCCCACAGCCGCCACGCACGAAGATGTGGCCCCTGATGGCGCGCTGGCTGGATCAAGGGGAAACGGGGACATGCGTCGGTCATGCATTCAGACACCTGCTGACCGGCACGCCGCAGCCGCTGGGCGACCCCGCGCCGTCCCCGTTCGCGATCTACGACCGGGCGATCCTGCTCGATGAGTTCCCGGACAACGACCGCGACACGCAGCGGCAGATGGGGACGAGCGTCCGGGCCGGGGCAAAGGCGCTGCAAGAGTTGGGGCTGATCGGTGCCTACGGCTGGGCCTACGACGTGGACACCGCGATCGACTGGCTCTCCTGGCACGGCCCGCTGGTGGCGGGATTCGCGTGGCGGGATTCGTTCTTCGCGCGGGACCAGGACGGCTTCATGCGGATCACCCCGCGCTCGCGCATCGTAGGCGGCCACTGCATCCTGATCGTGGGGGTCGATCTCCGGCGACAGGCGGTACGCTGCCTCACATCGTGGTCAACATTCGGGTATTTCTTTCTCAGTTTCGCAGACCTTGAACGTCTACTGAAGGAGGACGGCGAGTGCGTAGCGCCGACCGAGGTGCCGCATACGACGCGGAAGGCGGTGACGGCGTGACACTCGCAGACTATCGCGTGATCGGCGTCACTCCCGACATCAGCGAGTTGACCTTCATCGGCGCGCTGAAAGCCGCTGGTAGCCCGGCCCTCTCGGCGGGCCACGCGGTCTATCAATACTGTGTCAAGCGGGGGGTCTCGCCTTCCTTCATTATCGCCATGTTCAATCGCGAATCGGGCATGGGCAAGGCTGGCACCGCGACGATCACCCACTCGTGGGGAAATACCCGCCTGCCGACACACGGCGGGGTGACGCCGGTACGGATGACCACGCCGGGCGAGGCGCGCTCAGGACAGTTCCCGGTCTTCCGCGACTGGATCGACGGCGGGATCGCTACGGTCGCCCGCTTCGTGGACTACGCGCCCTATCAGGGCAAGACGACTGTGACGCAGATTATTCCGACGTGGGCACCCGCGACGGACGGGAACGACCCGACGGCCTACGTGCGCGGCGTGCTGGCGCAGATGGCCGCGTGGCGGGCACAGGAGGCGGCGAGCGCCGCGAAGGGGGGCAGCGTGACGGGACATGTGCCGAAACCGCCGATCACGAATCATATCATCGGCATCCCGCCCAAGCGCGACGGCGTGGGCGTGGAGCGGCTCGACAGCAAACGCACGCCCGGTGCGACCGTGCTGCACAGCATGGCCGGGACGCTCGGCTCGTGCGACAACTATTTCCCCGGCCCGGACGTGGAAGCGCTCACCGATTTCGGGATCGGCCAGACGAACTTCAACGGCAGCGGTTTCGCGCAGATCATCCAGTGGTGCGAGATTCGGGGGACGCTGATGCCCTGGGCGAGCGGGCCGGTCCGCTCGCCCCAGGGCGACGGCCCGCGCTTCCTGGCCCACTTCGGCGGCGCGGCGGCGGTCAACAATGTCGGCGTCTCGATCGAGCACGATGACACGACGCTGGCGAACGGCGCGCGCGTGGCACCGGGCGAGGCGGCGGTGACGGTCTACCAGTGGTCGGCCTCGATCTGGCTACAAGCCTACCTCCACGCCGAGGAGTTCGCGCAGACGGCGGCGACCTACGATTTCAACATGTGGCACAAAGAATTCTGCGGTAGTGCGTACAAAGAGTGTCCCCGTCCACGGATAACCGATTACGTGGATGATTATCAAGCCGCCGTGAAAGCGATCATGCGGCATCACCAAGAAGGTGTGCCATACCCTTCGGGCGGGCTGATCGTGGCGGGTATGCGGATCAACACGCCGCCGAGCGAGACGGTCGGCAAGGTGCCGGTGATCCCGGCGCAACAGGAGGTTGACGTGGCCGTACCGAGAGTGGGCGTGACCGAGGTGCAGATCATCGGCGGGCAGGTCGTGGTGGTGAGCAATTACGGGCCGGACGAGCGGGATGTGGTAGCCGCGACGGTGAACACCCAGGATCAGGGCGTCGCGATGATCAACAAGCACGGCGAGCGGTACGGGCGCTCGCAGCAGCAGAACACGTTCAAGGATTTCTACCCTATCCCAAAATCCTGACGCCATCGGCCCCCGCGCCCGTGCCGGTCCCGGCACCGACGCCCACGCCCCCGGTGGTGGTGACACCCAGGCCGCAGCCGCAGCCAACGCCGACACAACCACAGGAGGGCATGATGAGTTGGACCCTGATCCGCGAGGTATCGTCCGACAGCAACGCCTACGACCGCTACTGGGATGCCGAGCACGGTGCGGCGGTAGTCTACCGCCAGGGTCGTAGCCTGTTCGGCTTTGCCAACGGCAAGTCGTGGGGGCCGATCGCCATCCCCGACGGGAGCAACACGCAGGCCGTGCGTATCCGTCCCGAGAATGGGCAGTGGTACGTCTACGCATACTGCGATCCGCGCGACGGGGTGCGCGCCGAGTACAAGATGGCGGTCGCGGGGCTCTGATCGCGACGGCGCGAGCGCCGATGCTCGGCGCGACCGTCTGACCGCAACTGGACGCACCGAGGGCCGGAGCGCAGCTATCACCGTCCGGCGATGAGAGCAGATTGAGCGCCCCGGCCCTCTCAATCCATCAGCGTATAGTATAGCAGCAGGAGTCAACCGTGACCACGCCGCCGCTGACCCTCGACCCCTCGACGCTCGCCGCATTCCTGATCGGCACGGCCCTGCCGCTGGCGATCGCCTGGGTGCAGTCGCATTACGCCTCGTCCCGATTCAAGACGCTCTTCTCGTTCCTCGTCTGTGTCGGGGTAGCGCTTATCGTCACCGTGCTCACCAAGGGCTATACCGGCACCTGGGGCACGTCCGCCGCCGACAATGCCCAACTGATCGCGCTGAACATCGTGGCGATCCTGGCGAGCGCCTGGACGAGTTTCGCCCGTTTCTGGACGCCGCTCGGTACCGTTGCTGCGCTGGAACGCACCGGCCCGCAGTTCGGCGCATCCACCGCGCCGGTGCCCGCACCCTAGCCCACTCCGAGGGCCACGCTCCCGGAGTGGGCTCCTCATCCGCAGGGCCGCGAGGCCCAACCTCCTCTCCCCACCTCCCGAGCCCCGGCGCTGCGAGTCAGCGCCGGGGCTCTGCTGCACGCATACCCCCCTTATCGTCGTGTTTCGTGCTTGATCGTCGACATGGTCGTGCCCCGACCGCCTGGCCGGGGAGCTGCTGTGTGTCTAGCGCAACTTGATCCGATCGAGCGGCGACTTCGCCCGTTTCTCCGCGCTCACATCGGCGTCGGCCTGCATGAAATAATTCCTGGTCATCGTCAGGTCGGAGTGTCCGAGGAGCTTCTGGACCGTGAACAGATCCATGCCCGCGCGGATGCAGTTGCGCGTGAACGTGTGCCGGAAACGGTGCGGGTGCGCGTCCGGCACGCCGCAGCGCTCGCCGTGCCGGGTCAGCAGGCGGTGCATCGTGCGCGGGGTCACCGGGCGCTCGTTGCGCCCGAGGAAGAAGGCGCTCTGCGGGTTCGGGTCCATGAGGTGCCGCTTCTCCTGCCACCAGCGCGCGACGTACCGCTTGGCGCGCAGGCCGAGCCAGGTGCTCCGCCCCGCGCGCGTCTTCACCGTGGCCGCCCTGATCCGCAGCTCCCCCGTGGCGAGATCGACGTCGCAGACGCGCAGCTCGCACACCTCCGCGACGCGCAGCCCGGTGTCGAGCAGGAGGGCGAGGATGGCGCGCAGGCGATGGCCGCTCCATCCGCCCGCAACACCGGCGAACAGTCGTCGGATCTCCTCGTCGGCGAACGGCTGCGTCTGATCGGTCACGGCGCGCGGCGGCCTGATCCGGTCGAGCCAGCGCACGTCGATCGCGTACTCGCCCTCCTCTTCGAGCCAGCGCAGGAACGTCTTCGTGGCGACCACGTAGTTGTGCTGCGATTGGGTCGCCAGCCCGCTCGCGCCGAGGTGGGCGAGGTAGCGGCGCATGACCTGGATCGTGATCCCGGAGAGCGGCAGGGTATCGACGAAAACGGCGAAGCGGCCCAGCGCCTGCCGGTAGTACCGGAGGGTCTGGGGCGAGCGGCCCTCGATCTGGCGCGCGAGGAGGAAGTCGTCGAGCGCGGCGCGGATCGCGGTCGAAAACGGGCGAATAAGCGGGTCTGTCTGCAC